GGCGATACCGTAGATGTGTGGTGCGTATGGTGCTTTCCAATTGACTGCATACCACTCTCTAATGAACGTCCAGTAACTGGTGAACGTATGTGGGTCTAGGCAGTGCAACAGGTGCCATATATCCTCATCTGATTTGTAGTATGGTGTTGCTGTAAGCATGTATGTGTTGGGTGTGCGCCAAATCAACTGTCTAGCAGCAATGGACTGCTTGGCATCTTTGCCTCGTATATGGTGTGCTTCATCTATCACTAACGTGTTTACACTAGGCATGTCATACGTACGCAACATCTCTGTGTTGATGACACGCACATCAGCATACGTTAGCAACTCTGCTTGGCGCTTAGCGTGTGCACCTTCAGGTAAGCTGATTGAAGCAGTAGGCAAGAAGTCACACAACGTATCAAACCATTGGTTGGTAAGGTACGTGGGACAGATGACTAAAGCAGGTAGATGATTGGCAATGGTAGCAATGGTAGTAGGTGTCTTACCTAAACCGTATGCATCTGCTAGGATAGACTTAGGGTGTGCCATCTGGAACTGATGTGCCTCGTGCTGATACCCACGTAACACACCAGTAAATGGTGTGGAACATGGGTGCTGATGATGGCTGTGTATAACGTCCATTGCTGTTACCGTCCAGGTATGGTGAGTTTAGGCATAGGTGGTACGTTGGCAGTGGCACGTGCTTTAGCTTGCTGTGCTTGCTGATTTGCCTGCACTATAGCAGGTATCTGGCCTGCTGCTATCTCAGCACGTAACTCGTGTACAAAGTCAGCAAAACGGTAGTGTTTGCTAGGTACCCACAGCTTGTACAGTTGCTGTAGTAGCTGTATGGGTAAATCGTAGTCACGTGCTAAAGCTTCCCAGTGGTTGTCATCTGCACTCATATATGCACTGACATTTTGGGAACCACACTGTGGACAATACTTATAGGCACCAATAGCAGTACTAGGTTCCACTCTGTATATACGCACCATCATGCCACATGCAGCATGGCACTTAATGGTGATACGTGGTGGTGTTAGCTCGTGTAGCTTGACTGGTGGACTGTGATCTATAGCTACATCTACAGCTACAGCTATCTTGGTATCGTCACCGTCACCATCATTCGTCTTCAGCACCATCGTAGTATCCCTTGTATAACCTGTACAGCAAGTAGCTAAACACTACTGCAATAATTAAGGTACCAATGTCAATCATGGTTATGCCCGTACCCACTTCCAGCATTGCCTACACCACAGTACGTCACCTTCAAATGACAGTGACTCAAAGGGTTGCAGTGGCCGCCATAGTGGGTGGTTCAGACACCTGTCTACTCCCATCACTTCCTCTGCTGACACTCCTATCCTTATAAGGATGTTCAGACGCACTCGAAACGGTAGCCTGTCTAAAGCAGCAGCTAGGCGTTCAGCCTGCTGTAACGAGGAAGTGGCCATACTGCTGCACTCCAGAGTGTGGGGCCAGTGACTACCGTACCACGTGCAGGTACTGTAGCATGTGCAGCAGTGCGCGTCAACAAGTGGTGTGGACGAGTTTTTAGATTAGTGGTAAAAATGCCGTGTGAAGGGTTGCACGCTATACGTGTGCGTGCTATAGTACTGGAACAAGGCAAGCACGGCAGCAGCACATAGCAAGCTGACCGTATAGGAAAGAAGGTTTTCTCATGGCTCGTCGTGATGATGGTACTGATGGTAACGTGGCAGTCCTGAATCGTCCTATTGGGGACATTGCAGGAACTGACACTGACACTGACAATGGTGTGGCTACAGGTGATGGCATGCATCCTGCATCGGATGAGGCTAGTGGCACCAGTGGTGGCACTCGTAAGGCTAAGCGTAACTCTGACGAATTGCCTGATTCTGACATCATCTCCCTGAACGTGCGTGTGCCTAATGGTCTGCGTAAGCAGATTGCTGTGACTGCTGTGGAACAGCAGACCAGTGTGCCACAGCTTGTGGCCAACATGCTGGCTAATGCCTACAGCTACGAATTGCCTACGCCTGCACGTGCACCACGAATCAAGAAGTACGGTAGCAAGGAGGAACGGCTGGCAGCACAGAAGGCTACTCAGCAGAGGAAGCGTGACGTGACTAAGGCTATCCTTGCAGCTATCGAGTCTGGTAAGCTTGATCTGGACGTGGACGCGCTGATGGCTGAAATGCAGACAGACACCGCCACTGAAGCTGCCAGCTAAAGCACCCACGCACACGCACACGCACAGTGACCGTATAGCTAAGCAACGGATTGTTGCTGAATGGTGCACACCAAGCTAAACCTGTCACTAGCATGACTATGGACACTGGTCTGTGCTGGCACACAGGCTAGTGTCCATTTGTTTGTGAGAATAAAGGTAGAGTGGAGTAATGGCTGAACAGACAGGTGTGCCACCTAAAGTGGCCCAAGATACACACATGGCTAAAGGTGAGTATGCTGAATTCTTTGCACGCAACAAACCAGGAATACAGTATGTCAACGTGGAGAATAAAACCTACTTTATCTCACGTCAGTGGAGACTACGTGGACCAATACCAAAGGGTGTGCGTATCGAGCACACTGGACTAGCCAGTAAACGAAAGCGTAGTAGGTAGTAGGTGGATAGAATGACGCATGTAGAGAAGTACACGGTTGATGACACCACGTGCTGTAAGCCTATGCGTATTGTGGGGGTGTCTAGTAGTGCAGTACATGACAACATATCAACTGTAGTGCTGTATGTCACGTTAGCCATGCAGTGCCATGAGTGTGGTGAGATACGGACTGTAACCAGTAAAACCAGAGCTAACACATGGCCACTGGACAAGAGATAGTGCTGGTTGGCCAGAGGATTGATGTAGGACGCTTGTAGGGTGGTTTGGCTGTCCCTGTAGCCATGTTCCAGGAGAATGGGCCAGAATCAACGCTCACAGCCTGTGACAGGGTACTACTCTGGTAGCAGGAAACAGGAAACAGAAAACCCCTGGTCTGTGTGACCAGGGGTTGTGTGCGTGGTGTGTGGTGTGTGTTACTTGGCCGCACAGATGGGGCCAAGTCCACGTGCCACACTCTCAGGAGTGGTGAGCAGACGGTTGCATAGGTAGCACTTGCCACTGCGAATGGCGTACTGGCGTCCACACTCGTCAATCTTGTCAGTGTTCTTCAAAAGGAACCGTGTGGCAGCCACAATGTCAGTGTACTTGCCAGTGTTCTTCTTGAACAGGGTAATCTCGTTACCGTTCACGATGCCAATGCTGGTGTAATCACCCACGTTGTCAGAACCACTCAGGTAAGAAAGCCACTGCTTGACGGTACCCTTACCGTTCGTGTCTTCAATGGTCTGAAGACGAATGGTGCGATGGCCACCCTTGGGACCAACGATGGTGTAGTAACCATCTGCAACGTACTGCTTGCTGTTATCGTAGGTGACTGTGGTGGTGGTGATGGGTGCCTGCTGCTGTGAACGGTTGTACTCAGCAATCATGCAGTTCAGCACACCAGCAACCTGTGAGTCATTCAGGCCGTAACCCTTGTCAAGCTGAGTGTGCAGGCTCACCAGGAAGCTAAAGGTGCCAGTGTAGTTGGTGACGTACTCAGTAGCTGCCATGTAGACTGCGTTACGGTTTATGCTGGCACTGATGTTGTCAGCGTTGACCTTACGACCGTTGGCAGCAGCAGCTAGGTCAGCGATGTTGAAAGCTACGGTGGTGGTGTTCATAATGTTGACTCCTGTATGTTTGGGCGTTTCGTTCACCCTGTGTCTATATAATACACCCTCCACCGTATGGTGTCAATACATTTATGGCTGTTTTCAAGGCAATTTGTGAAACTGGTGAAAACTCGTTTAGGGTGTGTGGTGTGTGGCACATAGCAAAACACCCTGACTGGTGTGTCAGGGTGTTGGGTGTTTTAGTGGCGATAACGAGTGCCATCAGCGTAGCAGGTGTAGCGTGGGTACTCGAATGGTGCGCAAGCAAAGAGTTGATCGGCGCGGCGAACAGTGATGCCGTTACCAGCAGTGCCACCAGTGTGAACGATGTGAGCTACACCAGTGGTGCGTGCAGCTTTGGTGGCTGCAACGACTGCTTGTAGAATATTCATTTGGTTTGCCTTTGTGCGGATTCGTCATTGCTGACACTCATATAATAGCAGGGTGGTGTGGTGCGTGCAAGTATTATCCATACCCAATATGGTGTGTTTTGAGCATAGTGTGATGGGTGTGTGCTAGCAGTGGTGCTAATCGTAGTCTGTCACCTGCCCACAGTAGCATGGTGGATCGTACTTATTACCAGACAGGTGGCGCATAGATTGGCATGGTCCCTGATGTCGTGAGTGTGGGCAATCGTCACATTCCTGTTCATCCTCTGGCACGTCTACAGGATCACTGTTTCTCATGGCTTGTACTCTATAGGTGGTGATGTCTTGGCACGTGGTGGGGTGACTTCTTTACCGTCTAGTATCAGCCTGTTGCCATCATACTTAATGTCCACTCCCATAGGGTACTTACCTTCACGTCTAGCCTGTTCTTCATCCTGCTGTATTTCACGTGAACGTGCACTGTGCCCACGTATGTAGCCTCTACGGTATGCCATGTACAGCAGTGTACCTAGCTTCTGTTCTAGCAGATTGTCCATACCCTCGTGTTTGATACGGTTGTACTCGTCAATGAAGGCAGCTTCTATGCGTTCTTCCATGATGCTCATGAATCTGGACACTCCACATGGTGAAACTTCAGACTAGAAGGTGGGTCTTCTGTTACTAACTCACCATCCCTGAAGTCTAACCCACACTCTACACACCATGTTGCCTCATCAGGTAGATGGCTAGCTGCCTTATCAGACCACGGTTTAGGTGCGTTACTGTTACTGCTCATGACACTGGTTTCCTGAAACAGACATGACGTACTCCTGTCAGACTGTAGGCTTCACTGCGTGACCACACAGCTACGTCTATCCACGGCATTGGTGTACCGTTACCCAGTCTACCACGGTCAGCTACTCTAAAGGTACCTAGACCTTCAATGGTAGCTAAAGAACCCATAACAACATCCCAACTAGCAGCTACTATTGGTTCACCACTCAGTATGTGTGTTCCATCGTAGGTGAACAAACTGAATTCTGTACGCACATACCCTGTGATCTTAGCATCACCACACCAGGGTGAGTAAGCAGGCATAGGCGTAGCTGTGGTGAGTGCAAGCATGGAAGCTGCTACTAGTAGACGTGACATGCAGTGTATCTCCTAACGCCTATCGACGTACATCGTATACCTTCTCTACCATACCCAGCAACTTGTCACCACGTTCATAGGGTGCTATCCATATGACATGGTGTGCACCCTCAGAAGGGTACCACTGTGCTTTGTGGTGTCCACTTACTACATGGTGACGTACTCCACTACTACCCTCATTAGTATCACGCATACGTTCTATGCGTTCACGTACTTCTTTACGTAGTGCTACTACGTTAACGGTATCGTCCTGTGTATCACGGTATGTAGGATGTTTGGATACTTCTCTACCTTCTCTACGTTCGGCTGTTTGTTTGTTGTCATGTGTATATGGTGAGTTAAGAAACGCCAGCATCTTCAGGATGCTACCAGCAGCATACGCTTGGCTATCGTTTGTGAAGTCTTCAGGGAACCGTGCACCAAATTGAATTATGCTTATGCTTATGTGAGACTCTTTGATACCTTCAGCAGTAGTCATGTCAATTGTTACTGTCATCATCCCTTCATCTTTACAGAGTACCATCCATGTAGACACATGTTCTTTGCCAGAAATGGAGTCACGCATTCTAACTGGTTGGGCAAATACGAATAGCATGACGTTGAATGGCATTATCTCACCACTAATGACGTGTGGCTTTAGTTCAGGTGCTGTAGCCATATCGTACATATCTTGCCTCCATAGATATAGCTGTGCATTTTCTTCTATATCCCTAGCTAAAGCATGGTTTACATACATGTTGTTTTCAGGTGTCATGTTCCACTCAGGACCAGCCAACACCGTGTACCCATTGTCACACAGCATTGCTAATGTATTGTATTTGATGGCTAATGCTTGCCATGCTTTGGTTAGTGGTCCCACGCCACTGTACCTACACCAATTCTCCAAACGTGCTACCAGTGGATGGTTGGCATGGTATGCTGCACGTGGGAACCACATAGTTAGTTTGCCTCCTGTTCCTGTTTGTGTGCTGACCAGTCGAATTCTGTACCCACACGGTAGATGGCTCGCATTTCGTAGATGGTTGCCTGTGTCTGTGGGTCTTCAGGGGACTCTACCATAGTGTGGGCCATGCTGATGGCATCTTCCAGTTTACGTGGTGCCTTCTCATCCACGATGGCCCAACCTTCACTCCCTGGATACGTGGTGAAGTAGATAGGGTACGTGGTGGCGTAGTAGGCGTCACGCTGTTTCTTGGTAATGTGCTCTTTCCAGAACCGTTTTACTGGAAAGCCATTTTTGTATACCACCTGCTTACTGGTTGCCATGTACCTGTTCCCTCTCCTGATTGATACGTTCAGCTAGGCTAAACAATGCCTGTGCCATACTCAGATGATGCTTAGCACGTAGGAAGGTACGTTGACCACTACCATCTGAGATTATCTTGCTTGTTTCTATGTACTCGTCTGCACGTGCTGCAAGGTAGCTGACCAATGCGTCTAGTGCATCAGGTGCACTATGCTGAATGAAGTACTGTAGCTCCAGGTTGACTGTGGGTGTGGTGGCCATACGTACTATGTACTCCTTACTTACCGTGAACCATGACACGTAGGTGTGCCATAGCTCCACGTCTGATGTCACCTTCAAACTTGTGGTACTTACCCTGCTTGCCACAGGTACACTCGTAACGGAACATCTGCTGTCCGTACCTGAAGATTTTCTTTGTAGTGATCTTGTGTACGTTCATCATGTTAGTTACTAGCCTCCAGTGGCTGCAATGGCTTGCAACCGTTCTCACACCACACGGCAGCATCTTGGGTGCTGCTAAGCACGGCACCATGACGCATCCAGATTGTGCAGTACGTCACTGCACGTCCGTACTCATCAATCCGTCGCACACGATGCATGGTGTGCTTGTACTGGCCATTGGCGTTCAGGTGGTACACGGTGTCGTTGACCAGCAGGGTAACTTGCTCACCTGTGTGTGCGTTGAAAGCAATGGTGCGTGCCATGTTAGTAGTTCTCCTGGTTCTGTGTATTGGTGCGCTGTCTGTAGGTATCTTAGCAGGTGCCTGTTATGGTTGTCAATACCCATAACAGGCTGTTGTGGGAAGTTATTTGATTGGTGTAATTTTGGCCTTATGGCCATTGTTGGTATCCTCGCGGACACACTGTGAGCCACATGGCCCGCACACGCGACCCTTGAAGCCACGTGCGCTGGAAGTGGTGTAAATGTGGGTTGGGGTGGAAGCGTTGCAGATGATGCACATGTGGGTGACTCCTGTGTGTTGTGTGTCAGTGTTCCCTGACACCCTTAGTATGGCACACCTGATTGGTGGTGTCAATACATTATAGGTCCGTTTCTACCAATAATGGGCACACCACATAAATTGGTGTGCCCATGTAGAGAGTGTGGTGGTGGCTAGCTAGGCGTTAGGGTAGCTGTCCACTTAACCTGTGTACTCACCTTCAGGTAGTAGGTACCACGCTTGACCGCGTAGACGTGGGTACGTCCACCTGCTAGAGTGCTGGTGTTCACCAGTAGCTCACCAAAGCCTACCGTGTCATCTACTGACACCAGATTCATTGACACGTACTTCTGTGGTGTAACGGACCAGTCCAGTGTGTAGGCACCACCCTCCAGGGTAAATGGTGCAGTCTGTGTCAAGCCACTGCCATCAAAGACAATAGGTGCACCTGTTGCTGGTGGCTCACATACGTTAGTCTGTGCGTAGCTGGCATTGGCAGTGGTAGGTAGCAGCATCAGTGCACAGAGTGCAGTAATAATGATGCGTCGGCGATTGTTAGTTGGCACGGTAGGGTACTCCATAGATGTGGGTGTATAGGTTAGTGGCTTTATCTAACCACTCTAAGGTGTCAATCCAACCAAAGGTTGTAGTGATGGCAGTACGCTCCACTTGGTAGCGCGTTTTGCAGCGTGGGCATTTCTTGTTGTATGTCTCACGTGGTAACAAGGTCATGGCGTCTATGATAGCTGGCCCACCACAGCATGGATACGTAGTCTTTAGGATGCGTATGTCCATTGGCATGCCTATCCCACCAAACCAAGGTGGGACTTAGGCATGCGACGGAACAAGCTACAACCAATGCTGTAGCATGGCATAACCTTCACTGTCCATTCACTGTCACTATCAACGAAACGCACACGCACGTCACGCGAGTCAACGGTGTACGTATAGCCACCACGTCCCTGCTGTATCTTGGTTGCTTCAGCCTGTGCATACCGCTCGGCTGTGGGTGCACTAGCAAAGCAAGTCTGTCCGTAGAAGCTGCCACTAGGCTCATTGCGCGTAACAACTGCGTGGTGCTGGCTATCTGACTTCATCATGGTTTGTATGTCCTGTGCCTTGATAAAAGGAGTATGACACACACCACACTGTGGTGTCAATACTTATTTCAGTCAATCGTAGCCAAAGCTGAAGTGCATGATGTCTGATGGCGGTATCAGGGTGGTTAGCAAGTCAGTGAAGGCACGTAGGGTGTACGGTGTATTACCCTGGAGTATCCACAGCTTGTTGTGTGTAATACCGTCACGTCCGTACGTGTCAACGGTAGTTGTGGTGAACAGTTCCCTGACTGCTGTCATCAGTTGTGTGTCAGCTACTGTAGCAGGTAGCGTATCCCAATCCCACATGATGCTGATGGACGCATGCTTACTGGCCATTATGGTATCTGATCCCTGGTGTACGAATTCGTATTCCCGACGACCACACTTAGTGCCGAACCCTGGTGCACGGTCAATGCAGAAAGCACCTGCTGTACCATCTGACATGAATGGATGGAACGTTGACCACGATTTCACGTCACGCATTAGTTGCTCATGCATTAGTAGTTAGCTCCCTTCTAGCTGGTGTGGACAATAACCGTAGAGTCCCATAGACATGTTACAGTTGTGGCAGAGCACACGGTAACCATGTGGGAACCCTTGCTTTATCAACCAGTCTACAAAACGGTGTCCCTTACCATCATGACCTAACTCTGTTCTCTGTTCAGAACCGTTATTGTCAATGTGGTCTATGGCTAAGAACTCAAATTCACGTTCACCACAACAGGCACACTTACCACCATACCTACCAAGTACAATAGCTCTGTTTATGCGTCTGCGTTCTGATGCTTTATCTTTGAAGTATTCTGGATTCTTCTTATACTGATCCCTTCTACCTTCTAACCTGCACTCTTTACAGTATGAATCTAGCCTGTTATCGTTCTTACCTCTACGGTGGAAGTATTCGCGCGTTGCAGGTAAACGGTTCCCACAACGCGCGCACTCTTTAGTAATTACTTCCATGCATTTCACCTGAACAGGTGCACTCGCACACTGATCCCTTGCTCGCACGACACTTGGCACCACAGGTAATCTTGTCAGAGTACTTACCCTGGACAGACTGACCGTACTTACCCTTGCCACACTCAGGACACGCCATCAACAGGAAACCACGAATACGGTACAGCTTGAAACCCTCTGGTGTAGTGGTGTCAGCAGTAGCCACACGTGTCACTGACTTGCACTCGTTGGTAGCCTTGTGACGGTAGATGATGTGACCACTGTTGTGTGCGTACATTGTGTGCTCCTGTGCTTTGATAATAGGAGTATAGCAAGCACCGTGTGGTGGTGTCAATACTTATTTTGGTGTGGGTGGTGGCCAGATAGCGTGACGTAAGCTGGTGTTGCTGTGTAGCTTAGCTACGTCTCTTTCAGCAAACAGTGGCCATACTGCACGTAGCTTCCTGATAGCCTCTTTTCTGGTAGCGTTGATACGTGCATAGCTCACCTGCATACTGGCAGCTATGTCTGTGGTGGACACCCTACGTACATAGTACTGGTACAGTATGTTGGCTGCACGCTCCATATCGTAATTACGATTATGCTTTGTAGCTTGTAGTAATCGTAGAAGGTCAGCTTTGGTTAGACCAGAGTGTGTAGGTGTAGGTGTCATTGTTTACCTCGTGTGGCCATGATGATGATTAACAGGATCAGTATAATGTACAACGTCCACCACAGTAGAGTACTGTCACTGTAGGTTATGTCCATTCAGTGTGTGCAAACCTGTGGTCTGTAGACATAGGGGTATGGGTAGGAGTAGGGGTATGCTCACTTAGTGGTTTGGCACACACATCACAGGGTAGCGTACAGCACCACTCTATGCATATGGGTATATGTTGGTAGGGTTGTGCAGCAGCATCTACGTACTGTAGCAGCAGCTTACCTAGTGCAGCTACCTGTGTAGGTGCGTCCACTGTAGTCATCAGTAGTGGTGGGTCAGGATCAGTAGGCTTGTGTGGTGCGTCACGATGCACCCACACTCTGCCACTCCTGTACAGGTACACGGTGTATTCAGGCATGCTGTGTGCACTCCTGGCAGTCAAGATACCATGTGCTACGGAAAAACCTACGTGTAGACGTTGGGTGACGAAACGTGACATTGGGGTTAGGGTACTGGTACGTTAGTCCACACTGTGTCTCTACTGTGTACACCTTAGTTTGCTGTTCGTTCACACGATGCCACACTGGGTTATAAGCATCAGTGTTGATAACGTACCTGTCACTGGTAGTGTTTGGGTCACGATGTATGGTCATGTTAGACACAACTTTCTTCATACTGATACTGCTGGTACTCTGGACTGTACTCTGCTATGGCTTGCATACGGTCCCATAGTCCTGTACCGTCACTTCCACATGGGTGGTCTGTTACCCAACCTGCTGGACATCCTGGTTCCCAGTAGCTGCCAGATTCACCAGGATCGTACTCCATGATGGCAGGTTGTAAACAGTGTGGACACGGTATGGTGACCATAGGAGGGGTAACAGGATAGTCACGCTGATACGAGTGCATGGTCATGGCTGTGTTACTTCCTTGCTACACGTTGTACAGCTATGGACAGATGGCTACCACACGTGTAGATTGGTCCGTTACCATCAAACACGTTGTATTTGGCACGGTACCCTTCTGATGGATAGCAAATCTCACACTTATGTGTGTGGTTGCCTTCTAAGATTTCAACTGAGGCTGTTTTGTAGTCAGACATGATGGTTACTCCTGGAGTAGTAGCTACTCCCTCAAATGAGGGAGTAGAACCGTACTGGCCCAACACCGTCACGCTGAATGCGTGCAGTGGGAGTGTGCCCACGCTCACCCTCGTTGGTGGTGTCGAACACGTACACCACGGTATCAGGGTAGCTGGCACAATCACGTGCCTTGTCAATGGCAGCAGTGATGCTGTCAGAGAAGTACTCACCCTTGGTGTCACCAAGCAGGTTGACAACCAACAGTGCAACACGTGCACCAGCAAACGGACCTAGTGAGAGTGGCTGTGCGTTCATAGGAGTGTGCTCCATGCGCCAGTTTTGTGGTGCTTCACCACTGCGCACCACTACTATAGCAAGCACAGGCACAGCGTGTCAATACCCATTATAGGCTGTTTTGTGCATTGTAGGTGTCCAGTCACAGGTGCACTGAGGAACTAGACAGGCACGTCTAGCATTGTGCAACACATCTAGGTGCTTGCACACAGTACAGACTGTGGACTGTAGCAGGTACTGCTGTTCGTCTGGTTCTAGCCTGTACCACCAATCCAGTATGTAGGTATTATGTGTCATGGCAGAGCTACCCTACGCACCACTAGCTTAGTCTCTTTGTCTGTAAGCACCTTGTGGTGGTAGAACACGGTATCTGTGTTGGTCCGTAGCATGGCATACGTGTTGATGGCACGTGCTACGATGTCCTGATGTGTGGTGTTCAGCAACTTGGCCATACGATCCAGGGTGATATCTAGCGTGCTACCTGGAGCATGCATGGGTGGTTGCTTCTGGAGTAGGGCAGCTTCAATGGCTTTAGCGTTACTGGTTGCTGTTACAAGGTATGTAGCACGTGCACCAAGCAAGGTTGGATCAAGTGGCCAACCTGCCAACACTTCTACGGTGTTATCGTCACGTACTACAACTGTGCGTTGCACTATGTTAGGCATGTTTTCCTTGCTCTGCACAGGGGTTCTTAGTCCACAGGGTGGGTTAGGTGTGTCTACAGGTAGTGTAGGTGTGTTAGTCTGGTGCTTGTATGTAGGTTGTTAGGTGGTGTGCTAGTTTGGCAATATGTTGGGCTATGTTTGGGTCATACTTGTTAGCCTGCTGTGCCTGTACAGTGTAGTGTTGCATGCTGGCCAGCAACATATGTGCTATGTGTGCTGCACATGCTCGTTGGTATCCTGGCATCATAATGGCAGGTTGGGTGCACTTAGGTGTGTCGTTATGTGCTGTGTACTCACAAGTAGTGTAGTTGTGTGCAGGTGTTGGTGTGCCTGTTGCACCTACATGTTGGTACGTTGGTTGCTCACCTGTAGCTGGATTACCAGCAGTACGTTGTATGTACTTAGGCAGTGTAGGTGCCAACTGTGTGTTGCTAGGTGGTAGTTGGTGTGGCCTGTTGCTGTGTGTAGGTGGGCTGAAGGTAGGTGGGGGTGTGTTGTTGCTGTCATGGGTTGTCAACGTAAATATACCTTCCTGTCACAGGATGCTTTATGCGTGTACGTTTGGCTTGCTGCTCGCGTACTTCCCTCATTTCTTCAGGTGTACGTTTCTTACGTGGTTGTGCAGGTACTTCAGCCATATGTACGGCTATTGCACGCATACGTATACGGTTGGCACGTGTCCATTGGTGTGCTGTTATCTGTTGCCAATGGCTGTTGTGCTTCTCACGTTTGGCATTCATACGTGCACGTGTCATGATGTTTTTGGCACGCTTTACCAGTATGTCCCATTTGTTGGCATGCTGGTTGGTAGCTTGGTGCTTGTGATATATGGACAGTGCACTGTAGTATGCACGCTGTGCACGTAGTATGTTGGTGTGTGTATCGTTGGTAGGTTGCTGTGCATATGCACGGTCACATGCAACCAAGTGTTGGTGTAACTGTACTATGTGGTTGAGGGTTGGTGGTGGGTTGAAGGTGGGCATGGCTAGTAGGGTTCTCCTGTGGACTGATGCCAGTATACCACATAACAGGCAGTAAAGAATATCCCTGCATCTAAGTAACCATATATCCTTTTATATGAATTGTATGTATGTTTAGTAAATTTTACTAAACCTATATACTTTTGCTATAAAAGGGTATGAGGTATGTTAGATGCAGGTGTATTCTTTATTGCCTGTTTCAGACAGTACCATTCCCTAGATTCTCGATATATCCAGTGATGAGCATGGAACATCGGTCACAAAAATGTTCCTTCAGGTAAATTTTGCCTAGCTTACCAATATTCTTTGGTTTAGATGGTGGTCTAATGCCTACAGGCAAACGTGCGTCCCTCACGATACTACGTACCTTCCAGAAGGCATTATTAACATGTGTGGGTATGCCACATCCAGCACACTCCACAGTACCACTCTGTACTGTGCTCTGTTCTGGTTCCATTATTACTCCACCTTCCTTCCTTCCATTACTACTGACACATACTTATGGGTGCTAACGCTCACCAGATTGTCACACACAATCTTGTGAGTCAGCATGGTAGCAAACGTGGCCCACTGGTCACTCTCTACCTTACCAGTGACTTCATACTCCCATTCAGTAGGCTTTCTCTTTTCCTGCATAAACTTAGGGGTAACCACTCGCACATTCACGTTGGTAACCCCTGACACCTTAGTTAGTGCCACACGGTTAGCCGCGTCCACTCCACACACTGTTACTGCCACATACTGTGCAAACATGGTTTGTATCCTCGTACCGTAGTCCGTTGCTGTGCTGTGTTGCTGTGTTCAACTAAGTTGATTGTACCAAGTAAAGTGCACCACGTGCAACCTTACTTAGCACGCTTCATTGTATAAATACGTGTGCACTCGTAACGGTTGTCCCATGTGCTCTGCACTATGTCACTCACCTGCACACCCTCCAGCATCTTGTAACCACGCTTGGCAGCTAGCACGTTAGCACGTCCCTCAGCAATTTCGGCGATGTCATGCCACCAACGTGCAGACATGTGCACGAAAAGGTGACCCTTGTGCTCACCCCACTTACGTAGATGTGCACTAATCTCCACACCTGTCATGTCAACCTGCTGCTGCTTGCGTGCCATTGTGTTGTACCGTCCAGTTCCTTGTTTCTGTGCTCAACTGAGTTGATTATAGCAAGCTGTGGTGTGTGCACACAACAATTAGTGCACACACCTTTTAGCGTAGTCTAGCTTCAGCTTATCGAGGCATGGTGCACAGATACCGTGTAGCATGCTGTGTCTTACGTACACCTTACCACCATTACCACGCACCACATACTGCCACGTAAACAGCTTAGGCATGCCACCTAGCCACTGTGTGCCACACTCCACACACAGCACACCCTTTAGTGTGCTGTGTGTCTGCGAGCTACCATACTTACTCAACATGGCTCATGCACTTCACGCACATGCTATCAGGTAGCGCGTCTGCGTTGATAGGCTCACTACGTGGTGTGGCGTACACGCGCGTCTGACGTTGGATGCACAGCACACGCGACTCAGCAAGTGCAGCACGATAGTTGCGCTCGTACTGCTTGTAGGCAGCACTCTGGAAATGCGCGCGTAGTTCCTCCGAGTCATCTTCCTTGGTTCGCACGTACTCTGGCTTGGCGTTGCGTGCTGCAATGATCCGTTCAGCATGCTTAGCGTTCATCAGGTGGTTCTTACCAGTAGCGTATGCAGGGTAGAAGGTCTGTGTGCGAAGGTTGACTACTAGGCGTGCCATGTTGTTGTCCCTGTGTGGTTTGGTGTGGTGTTTCGTTCCACACTCATATAATAGCACGCACCCACACACCACGCAATAATTATCTATACCCATTACACGTGTTACGTGCACACTAGCTGTGGCTCATGTCAGCCAGCATGGTCTGTGCACGTTCTACTAGCTTTCGGTACACCCGTATGTCATTGCTCTGTACACTGGGTGCTACTACCTGTAGTATCTTCTCTAGCATGTCTGCTGCATCCTCCAGGTTGCCTGCAAGGTCTTCTATCAAGTCGTGTAGTTCTTCTGTGTTAGTCATGGTGTGTACTTCCATTTCCTACGCCTGTTCACTCTATCGGTCATGGCAGCTATCTGACTGAATAGTCTGTTGTCCATAGGCTGTGCCTCTATATGGGTACTAGCTACCACGTACCCTTTATTGCCTCCACCCAACACAAATTCCCTACCATCTGCATGGCTAAGTATGGCACGTATGGTATTGCCTTTGAGTCCAGTTACAGCAGCTATGGTGCCTACTGTTATGGGTACTCTAGTTGCACGCACCAGTGCACACACTATGTTGTATTCGTATGGTTTCCAGTTAGTTTTACCTGTTCCATGTATCCCTTGTGTTTCCATGCTGTGCTAAGCTGCCTCTTTCCTCAAACCTGTGTCAGAGTAGACTAAGGTCAGTGTAGTTGTAACTAACGGCTAACGCACTGCATGTAGAACCCTGTGCAGTTCCGAGAAAATCTGCCAATACAGTGTTACGCATAGCTGTTTAAGAAGTCCCATGCACGTTTGTTCCAATGTGCATCAGCTAATGCGTTATGCTCATCTTTACCTTCAGCAGGTAGCTTTGGGTTACCAAGCATGTCTGCCCATTGTTTAATGTCACGACAATACATGGGCCATCCTCTTGGTAGCTGCATCATAGTGCCAAATAGCTGGCACAACACTACCCAGTCATAATCAGCATAGTAACCCCAAAACTCTGGCCAACCGTATAGCTGTGCGTCACAGAAGCGTATTAGCTCACGTGCTATCTGTGTACGTGTCAGTAAGCCACCTGTACCACCATCACGTATCCATCTGTTTGCATCACGTTTGTCTGCTTGTCGTGACCATAGTTTAGTTACTACATTCTCACGTACCCACTCGTTAGCTCTGGACAGATTAGCTTCACTATTCTCAGCATAAAACTCTCTACCATCCTCACACACCATACCAATGCTCACTAACTCAATAGTGTGTCCATCCTCGATAAACTCTGTGTCAATCCAGTACTTCATGAGTCATCATCCTCCTGTGTGTTACCTTCTAATTCGTCCCATTCGTCTGCTGTCCATTGCAGAGGGAACAGGATAGCGTGTATGGCTTTCTCGTGTCTTCTACCCATTTCCTCTGGTGTTGCATCTAGTGTTCTATCGTGTATCCAACGAGACATGTAGTCTCCAACTACATCAGGTTTAGACATACCTGCACGTATGCCCAACACAAATGCCAAGTGTATAGCAGCATGTATATTGAGCACCTTACCCTTGTACGTTACTTGGTGGCAGTTGCTAATAGCTGTGTACTCCACACGCCTATCAACATCTTCTCTCTGTTTACTACTGACCATTCGTTATGCCTATATTCCACATAAGTACCATACCAACCATGATACCAACAGCAGCAGTGCTTAGTAGCAATACAAATACCAGTGCAGTACCTACACGTGTATTGGCATGCTCCACAAGGTGTGTTAGCTCATCCTTACGTACTAACACACAGTCCCTGATATGCAGGTTCTGTGACAGTACATTGAAGATGTGTGCATCGTTACGTGCTTCAACGCTAACGGTATTGGTATGTGTGGTCTGCTGGTCATGAAGCCAAGCTGCATAGAATGCCCAAAATGCAGCTTTGTTCCATATGTCATCCGAATCTTTTAGGTGTGCAAACTTCTCGAAGGGTACAGGTGTGGTTGGGTTAGGCAAGTCCAGGTGTTTCACCAATTCGCCGACGGATTCCAAACCATTCACTAGGTTGTCAGCATACATGTTACTACCACCCCTACCCCACTCTAGTCACAACAACGTTACCACTATCTACCCACATTACGTGGTAAATGGCAACACCGTTAGGATGGCACACGTTCCAGAAGCGTTCAACATCCTTAGCTGCTTCAGCTTCAATGCAAGCAACACCTAGAGTGAACGACAAGCCACCATTACTGTACATCACATGATTCACATGTGAATCAGTAATGATGTGCTTACCACTCTCTGGTGTGTTGCCAACAATACGCACTACTGCTTGTTCAGGTACCACGTTCATTCCACTCTCCATGCGTGCTATGACTCGTGACACTTCCTCATGGGTTAGTGCACGATCCTGTATGGTGTGCCAACCGTACGTTGCTATCTGTTCCCTACTAGGTATACGTCTCATCTTGCAGTGCTTCCTGCTTTACTCGTTTGTCTTCACGATCCATCACCCTTTGCACATGCTTACAACGAGTCTTCAGGTTGTTTGCCTGACAGGTACACTCCCATGCTTCACGTAGGGTGTTGAACCACACAGTGTAGTGCACATGCTTATCCAGGTTATACACCGTGTAATATCCAGCTTCACGCACTACTCCACGTACTCTGTCAAATGTAGGTGCGTGGTAGATTGCACGTAGTCTACTGCTGGTAGCACGCACACGTGCACGTTCACTAGCTGTTGCTGTTTTCATATTGCCTTTGCCTTTGTTGGTTTCTGCTTACGCCACCATGTAGCGTACTGTCTTAGCCAGTCACCATGATTCTTACCAGCACATTCACACTGACATGCACTGCTATCAGTGTGCGCCTGTAGGCAGTTAGCAGTGCAGTAGTTGGGTACGTCACGTATTGTGAACGGTGTATGGCTCACTTGTTTGTTCCTATTCCTGCTTTGCAATGAGGCATTCCTTGCAGTTAGGTTCCAGCATACTTTTGTTCTGTAAGTGTGGGTTACCAAACACTGACACTACAAACAGTGTTAGGTATTCACCACACCATGCTACTCTGGTCTGTTCATCCCTAATGGCATGCTTGGTGCTCTTAGCACCAACGTATCCATACAGTGCCATGCTTAGTTAGCCTCCACCCATACACGTGCATCCTGGTACACACCACTCATGGTGACCTTCAGATTGGTCATGGGGCCAAACTTGGTACTGTTGTGCATCAACCGTGCACCACGATCCATTTCCTCGATAACCACACTGCGCGAGCCGTCCGTACGAATCATGCTAGTGATGTAGTTGTAAGTACCCTCGATACGCTCGCGTGTGACGGTAACCTGTGGAGTGCTGGTGAATGGCGACATGGTGTGTGTCCTGTCTCTGTGTTTGGTGCGCTGAAGCAATGATAGCACACACCACCCCTTATTGCAATACCCATTTTAGTCTGTTTTGGGCACTGTACGTCTAGAACCTGTACGTGGTTGTGGTTTGTAGCGTGAAGGTTCAGGCAAGTCAGGACAACGCATGCTCCAGGTGATATCAGGCACAAGTGCACCCAGTATGAACACTAGACCACATTTACACGGTGCTTGACTGCATACCATACGTCCATCACTACCATGATGCCAGTGTCCCTTACGTTGTAGCTCACAGTCCAGTGTATGTGTGCAGTACTTAAAGAACTGTTTAGCTAGTTCCTTAAACTCTGCATGCCATTCATTTTCACTGTTGTACGGTTGCTGCATGCTGTCTACGCTACCTGCTTTATGGGAGTAGGGTTGTCCATAGGAGGAAGGCTACCAGAGGCTGTGAGCGTCGATTCTAGGGCACTCCTTTGCAGGGCAGCTATGGAGAGGCTACTAGCACCCTTGACCCACGCCACGAGGCACCCACGAGCAGCTAGGCACACCCACGCACCCTGGACCCTTACCAAGTCCCTGCTAGGCAGTGCCTGACCACAGATGACACACATACTGTTAATCCTTACCTGTAGTAGGTGCGTAGTTCTCTACATGTTCATCTAGTGCAGACTCGTAGATAGGCATGATCTGTCCTATGGGTGTGTTTACTATCCAACGTGTGAGACACATACGCCTGTTCTTACAGACTCGTTGGTTTACACGCACAACTAGGTTTGCTGCATAGTCCCATGTAAACCCACACAGGAAGCACTGTGTTGCTTGTGTTGTGCTCATGTTGTTACCACCAGTCTTGTGTGCCATACACGTGCCTGTTGTATACAGTCAAACATGGCAAAGGTGTTTAGTTCGTCACGTCCAAGTACAGCAGCTACAGCCTGTGCCATTTGTTCGATAACATCAGTGTAGCTCAGGTGTTCCTGTGGTGGTGCGTGTGACTGCCAACGTGCACACCTGGATATGTCACCCTCCTGTGTCTGTCCTACAAACGCACACCTTGGCTGTGGTGCCATCTGGCTAGGTTTCATTGTTCCTCGTGTCCAAACCCAAATCCACTACCAAATGGTGAGTCTATTACGCTGACCTTGGCATACGTACCACAGAAGTCACAGCTAACGGTACAAGCCACAAACAACGTGCTATTGTCTTCACCCTCAATAACAGATATGCAAGCAAAGCTGCTTGTGTTGGCAGATATACCGCACCACAAACACACATGTGCACGCATATTGCCTGCTAGTGTAGCTAGAAACCACTTAGATATGGATGGTGGAAACTCTACTGCTTGTCCATCAGTCATGCGTGACAGTGGCATGGTACTTAGCTACCCTTCTTTTACTCTATGCGAGTTTCGGCTAAGAACGTGTTGAATTCTTCCACGAAATTACGTCCACTCTGTCCCTGTTCTACACGCCACTCTCTGTACTCGTTAGTATCAGTTGGGCCACAAGTTGCACGCCAATACTGCAACTCTAGCCATGCGCTATACATCACTGCAAGCTGCATTTCGTCCAATAGGTGCATGGTATGTGCGTGGGGCCAGTACTTGTGTACTAGCCCCACCCTCCTGTGTGATGTGTGCTGCTACTGGATAACCACACTCTCTACAAAGTAGAGGGTATCCAGGCTACGGGTGACTGCCACGTACTTCAGGTTGGTTTCTTGCACCTGCTGCCAGGGCTGTGTAGCGTACTTGGATGGCATCAGGTGTCCGTCCAGGATGTAGACGGTATGTGCCTCCATCCCTTTTGCTCTGTGAATGGTGCTCAACGTTGTGCGGTGTCCGTTGCCATCATCGGTGAACAGTGAACGGATGACACCAATCACACTAAACACGCTTCTGTCATCCTCTGGCAGTCCATCAATGATGGCCAGAATACTTTCATACTGATCCATCAGTCGTTCAGCCTTGGACTCGTTACGCTTGGCCATTGCTGCTTGCACTTCACGCTGAGTGTAGGTGTCTAGCTTGTCGGCTAGTTCCTCCAGGTTTGCAGCACGCATTTTCTGAACCAGTGACACAAGCTGTTCACCAATGTCACGTCCCATAACCTTCACTGCCTTGTGTGCCTTCAAGAAACGGTAGGCCAGTGTGACCAGTGGAGCGGTGTTACGGCACAGCACAAGGTCCAGGGTGGTAAAGCTAGCCAGTTCCATCGTGTCTAGCTTCTTGACGGTACCTTCTGGTGCGTTCTCACGTGCTTCAATGTCAGGCACAATGCGCTGTGCCAGAGCAACCACCTTACGTGGGCAACGGTACGAAATACTGAGTGGGAACCGTGCACACTTGAAGTCATCCTGGATAGCTTGCATGGCACTGGAATCCGCACCACGAAATGCGTAGATAGCCTGTGCCTCATCACCAACAAACACCGCACGTGCGTCCCTACCCAACATTCGAGCAATCAACAGGCGTTGAATCTTGTTGGTATCCTGTGCTTCATCCACCATTAGGTGACTGTACTTGATAAGTGGAGCGTTCAGTAGCCAGCACAGGTACAGCATGTCATCAAAGTCAATGGAGTCAAGGGTGTCATTGTTGATGGCCAGTGCTTCACGTGCAATCTTCAGTGCCACGTGGGTGTTGTCAGTGTTTTGGCCATCCTCTGAGAATTCGATGTCGTATCGCTCAACGAGTGCCAACAACTCTGATTCGTCACACTCTGGCATCAGTGCGTTAGCCTTCATCAGCCCAACAAGCTGACGCACACCCTTACGCACTGCCTCAATGGTAGTGGCACCGTACGTGTTGTGCATGGAGTCCAGGATGTTGTGCACCTTGTTGCTCTGCACCCACCCTCGTGAATTGGCGTACTGTGCACAGGCAGGGTGGCGACGTAGTGCCTGCATGCACACACTGTGGAACGTAGCTGCCTGCACGTGCTTAGGCAATCGGCGCTGTAGCTCAGTAGCAATTGCCTTGTTGAAGGCAAGGAAGGCAGCACGTGTGCCCACAGGTGAAATCTCGTCACTGAGCATGCACAGGGTGCTGGTCTTACCACTCCCTGCCTTGGCGCTAACAATCGCGTTGCCAGTGTCGTTGCGCAACCAGTCAATGATTGCCTGCTGGTAGATGCTTGGTGCCATTGCCACGTTGTTTCTCCTGTGGGCTGTCTCTGCTAGCCCCCACACACATAGTATGCCTGATGCAGGCACCCAGTGTCAATACCCATTATGGACGTTTTGAGCACTCTACCCTATGCACTCTTGTTTGCTACACGGTTCAAAGCAAATACCGTGTTGTAGGGAAGCCTCCAGCATGGTAGTGACACCTAGTCCTGCTAGGTACGTATTGCACTGTGCTTCACTAACAATAATGTACGGACCAGAATTTGGGTTGTGTGGTTCCCATGCGTGTACGTGTGGTGTCTCCTGTACCTGTTTCTGCTTGTGCTGACCAATGTGCCACACGTTAGTAATCATGATGGTGCTGATAGCCATGTTGTATCCAGCTATCTCACCAGTCATTTCAATGTACGTGTGGGAACGTGGTGCATGCTTTGCACGCTTTTGTTTCAATTCATCCACGTTACCTTGGTACACATGCACCAATGCCTGGAGCACACTATACGGTGTCTGCTCACCATCACTATCAAGAATCAACATCACTCGTTACTCCATTCCTGTTGAACCGTGAACGTGAACGGTACGGACTCACGTGCATCACAACTACCCACACATACACGTGCATGCGTGCATGTGGTCATGTACCCTTGCATGTGGTGCATCATGTCTGCCAGTGGATCAGTTGTACCAGACGCATTTCTACTTGACGTATGCACTAGTTCACCATCCACATACATTTCAACAGTATATGGACGACCACTAATCAACGCACTATGCATTACTAGATGCACCTTGCGTACTCGTGTACCCATTGCACTAGACACCGTATCTGTGCCTCCCACCATCAGACTGAAAACAGTGTAGCACCAACCAGCAGATACTGTCAATACAAGGTGTGCTGTCCGTTTAGGGTGCTGCATTATTGCCTCCTGGGTACAAGGTGTGCTAAGCTGTGCGTAGTGGCCTAGTGGTACAGGTGGGCAGGAAAGCCGCATTAGGAGACGTTGACATCGGCTGCCGCCTCCTAGGAACCCCTGTGCAAGGCAAGGAAATTACGAGGATTGGTGCAACACATGACAAGCGTACTTATGGTGAAGGTTTCACCAGAATTCAAGGCAGCTATCGAGGAAGCTGCCAATGTAGATGCAGATGCAGACGGTAACCTGAGTGAATTTATCAGGGAATGTGTAGCCACGTCCATTGGCTACGATTTGAGCAGTGATACTGCAATGGATGGACGTGGTAGACCACGTACGTACGAAACAGATGAACAGCGTATGCAGGCTAGGCGTGAAGCTGAACGTGCACGGCAGCTACACCGTAAGCAGGTGGTAGAAGCCATCATGAAACAGAACCGACTAGAAAGCATAGATGCTCTGGAGGCATGGCTAGCACAACGAGGTATCAGTGTTACAGACGACGTGGAATTAGCTCAGTCGGCGTAACTACCACCATACCTGTGCCGATTGCTTCCAGTAGCAATGACACGTTACCCTGGTTTGCATGCGTGTAGCCTAGCTGTGCTGCTACACGCTGCAAGCCTATGTGTGCGTTAACAGATAACCGTGCACTAATCAGGCGTTTAGGTGCATCAGTTTTAGGTGGCCTAAGTGCATGTCCATTCAAGTGTTTCTTGATAATCTCTACAGCTTGTGCATCATCTTCATACACATAGTGTGGTCGTTCGTTGTTGCTATTACCATCACTCATCTGTTTGTTCCTCCACTTTAATCCAACCTGTACCTACTGCTTCGAGTACTGCTGCCATACACTGTGGGCCATCAACGTAGGTAGGTGCACCTACTATGCGTCTACTTGGTACGTACGCTATGCCTAGAAGCATGGCCCACTTACTGGCATCAACCAATGCGTCACGTGTCAGTGTCACCTTACGTCGTCTGCGTGGTGAGTACAAACGCCACTCAGGTGACATACCTGCTTCTAACATCTCATGGTCATACTCGCGTATCTCTGGTGGTCTGTTGTCCACTAACTGTTGTCTCACTATCCATTCAAAGTAGTGGTGTATGCCTTTGGCATTGTCCCTACCATGTTGGAACCCTAGCCTACGTCCTACATCAACAAGTACGTCATATGCTTCATCTGTGATGTACAGGACACAGCTTACTGTCTGACTCAAATCGTTCATAGGTCACCCATTCCTGTAGTATATACAGTCTTCCCTCTCCGAGTCAAGGTGGCCAACTGGTACCTGTTCTTAGCTGCTTACCTATGGTAAGATGGCAGTAGGTACCCTATGACTACCGTAACACCTGTACAACACACATGTGTCTACTGTAAGGTACGTCTCACTATTAAAGTGAAGACAACAGATGGCTATGTGTGTCCTGAGTGTTACCATACACGAGTCATGACACAAAGATGACTGACCACGATTCTGGTGCCAACTACCCACGTATCAGGCTTGTGCGTCCACAAGGAAGTGACGTACGCACACCTGAAGAAATACGTGAAGGTGTAGTACCTCCACCAAGTGGAGAACGACCAACAGATGAGCAGGTGTTGCAGTCACTGATTGCTAACAACTGCATACCTGTACGTGTGAGTGCGTGTCTAGGGATAACTGAAGAATACGTACTGGCAGTAGCCATACGTAATACACGTGCACTTAGCACCATGATGCGTGCACGGTTGATGATGAGTAGCTTTACTACCCTTATCAAAATGGATGCTGTGATGCAAGTAGCTATGGAGGATATGCCTGCTGATGCTTTGGGACGCACCTACGCTGCAACACTCACAGCATTCACGAATCTTGCTGGACAGTTTGAGGAAAAGATTACAGACAATGACACTGATGATGCAGCAGCAGCTAAGGATAGTATGCTGGAACGCCTAGAAAAGATGGGCAAACGTGAAGCTGCACAGCAGGCATTGTATAACGACAATGAATCTGTTGGTGGTACTGCATCGTGACAGTATCAATCGGCGAAACGATTGCACGTAAGCTTACGTTCCATGATCTACGTAAGTTTATGACCCTTACAGAAATTGCTGACATGATACGTTCACTTGATATGTCTGAAGCATACAAGTTGAAGTATGACTATGATTTTTGGGCACGTCCTACACAGAGAATGCCTAAAGGTACGTGGCGGTGTTGGTTCCAGAAGGGTGGCAGAGGATCAGGTAAAACGTGGACAGGTGCTAACGTAGTTAAGAAGTGGGCTAAAGACTTTGAGCGTATATTAATCATAGGTAGAACAGCATACGATGTCAGAGACACTATGATAGAAGGTCAGTCAGGTATATTGTCAGTTAGTCCAAAGCAGTGGCGTCCTGAATACGAGCCTAGCAAGCGTAGGTTGACATGGCCCAATGGTGCACAGGCACTGTTGCGTTCGGCAGATGAACCAGACAGTGTACGTGGGCCACAGTTCCATAAAGCATGGGGTGATGAACTAGCTAGTTGGCGATACGGTAAAGAAACGTGGGACAACGTAATGTTGGCACTACGTTTAGGTGATGATCCACAGATTGTGGTGACTACCACACCAAGACCAACAAAGCTTGTAAAAGATATACTAGCCCTTAACACCACAATAGTTACTACTGATTCCACATACGCTAACGTAGAGAATCTAGCTGAATCATGGGCCAATGACATCATTAGAATGTACCGTGGTACCAGAACAGGACTACAGGAGCTAGAGGGTAGAGTACTAGACGATAATCCTTACTCACTATGGACACGTGCTAAGCTAGATGAAACACGAGTCTATCGTACACCTGATCTAGATGAAATAGTAATTGCAGTAGACCCAATGGTAGCTGATCTAACAGCTAAGGAAATACGTAACGAGGGTAGACTAGAATACGATACAGAGCAATCTGAAACAGGCATTGTAGTAGTGGGACGTGCAGGTATAAAGGGTGACCTAGAATCAGAAGGTTATACCCTGGATGACATGTCCATGCGTGGTACTCCATTGCAGTGGTGTACACAGGCAGTGACTGCATACTACAGGTATGGTGCTGATTCTATAGTTGCTGAAGCTAACCAGGGTGGTGCATTGGTGAAAGCAGCTATACATGCTGTTGACCCTAATGTACCTGTAGTGTTGGTGCATGCATCAAAAGGTAAGAAGACACGTGCAGAGCCTGTTAGCAACATCTTTGCACAAGGTAGAGGGCACCATATGGGGTTGTTCCCACAGTTGGAAGACCAGTTGTGCGAGTGGCAACCAGGAATGCCTAGCCCTGACAGGTTAGATGCTGAAGTATGGGGTTATACGTACCTGATGGTTGATCCTGAAGTGCAACGTATTGCAGTGATGGGTGACGACTAATGAGCACCAACCTTAACACAGACAAAGTGGTGTACTACAAGTGTGGTACATGTGGCACAAAGTTTGGTGAGTTCCCTAATGCTACTGTGGTAAACGAACATTTCAAAACATGCACTGCGTATCTAGGTAGTGATGCAGTAAAGAAGGAACGACCACTAGTCTTCTATCAAGCAGACAGAGGCAGTGAACAATGATTAGTAAAGACACACTTAATTATAAGAAGCGTGACAAGGTGGAGCGTATCTACCTTGGTAAACGTACATGGTTGCAAAGGGTAGCACAAAGATTCAAGCAGCTTACTTCCATCAACTTTGGACGCACTACTACATGGTCGTATGACCGTTCGTACTCATCACGTGACGGTACGATAAACTACCGTGAGTTAGCTGGAGAGGGTAGGAACAACGCTATTGTGTATGCAGCTATGGACTTGTTGGCTACCACGTTTGCACAGTCACCTATAGTGGTGAAACAGTTGTCTGGTGACCAGGAAGTTATCGTACCGAATCATGAAATGGTGCAACGTATTAGGCGTCCTAATGATTACTACTCTGGTCAGTTGCTATGGAAAGCAACCATGATAGATTACGCATTTGGTAACGCATACTGGTTGAAGGTGCGTAGTGGTGCAGGTAAGCCAGTACAGTTCTACTGGGTACCGTCACACACTATCACACCTATGTGGCCTAATGACAACACTACGGTGTTTATATCCCATTACGAATACACACCTAATGGTACTGTGATAAACGTTGCACCTGAAGATGTGTTGCACTTCCGTAATGGACTGGACCCTAAGAATATACGTAAAGGTTTGTCACCACTAGGTGCGTTGCTACGTGAGATAGTGACAGATGAGGAAGCAGCAGAGTTTACACACACTATCCTACGTAACTTAGGTGTGACAGGTATGATAATCAGCCCTTCTAACGAGAAGGGAAAGATTACACAAGCTGATGCAGACAAGATCAAGGCTAGTGTGATGAACCGTACACAAGGTGACAGGCGTGGTGAACCACTGGTGATAGGTGGTTCCATCAAAGTAGACCAGATGGCTACTGATGTTACCAAGCTAGACTTGTCAGCCATCAGGCACATACCAGAGGAACGTATCACAGCAATCTTTGGTACGCCTGCTATCCTGCTAGGGTTGGGTACAGGACTGGAAAACGCTACATACTCCAATGTAGATGGATTGCGACGTATCTTCTATGAGAACAAAGTGATACCTATTCAAAACTTCATTGCTGCTGACTTGCACACACAGTTGATGAGTGACTATGTATCAAATGTTGATGCATTTACCATTGAATTTGACAATGAAAACGTTAGGGTGCTCAAAGAAGACGAGACACAGCAAGTTGACCGCCTACTAAAAGAACTAGAGAGTGGTGCACTAACTGTCAACGAGTACCGTGCTGAACGTGACAGGGAACCGTACCCTACAGACATGTACATGTTGGCTAGCCGTATCATACCTGTAGCAGTAGATGACATCGTAAAGAAGGCTACGGTACAGGATCAACCAGAAGCACTAGCAGCAGGTAACCAGGGTGCATTGCCTCCAGGTGATGGTAACGACACTACTACCACTACCAACGCTGACGGTAGCACAGTTACCAGTAGCAGTACCAGTAGTGCAGGTAAAGCACGTACCACTACCACTAGCACTAAAGACATTAGTGACAGTGTTGATAGGATACGTGCCAGGATGATTGGTCAGTGTGCCAATGATGTGCACGCATATCTGAACGAACAACGTGCATTTGTTGTGGCACAGATTGAAGACCAATCCAAAGCACGTAAGATACGTATAAACTGGCCACGTGTGCAGCAGGACTATGACACGCTCAAAGGCGTGTTGGAACCGTGGTACAAGCGTACGCTAACAGCAGTGCATGATGTGGTACAGGACATACTTGATACTAGGTACGAGTTGACTGGTACAGATGAGCGTACGTACCTGAAGGCAGCAGCACTGAACATTAAGGGAATAAACGAATATACACGCACCAGTGTTGCCAAGGCTATTGCCACCAGTGTTGAACTAGATGAAACAGTGGAAGAACTAGCCATGCGTATCAATGATTTGTACGTGTTCTCTGAGTCACGTGCACTAGAGATAGCACGTACAGAATTAGCACAGGCTACCAATCTATCACAGATTGAATCGTACAAAGCATCGGACGTTGTGGTGGGTGTACGGATCACTGATGGTGACCAGGATTCAGTGTGTGCAGCATTGAACGGTAGACGTGTCAAGATTGCTGAAGCACGTAGCATTCCACCGTTGGGACACCCTAACTGTGTGCGTAGATTCTGGCACATCTTAGATGCAGCAGAGCTAGCAGAAAGTGAGGCAGCGTAACATGAAGTACGCACGTAAGGTGTTGCCAGCAATTGGTGCAAAGGTGTTGCAGGATGCTGGCGGACAAGGCTTGGTAGAGGCTTACTGTAGTGTCTTCAATAACGTTGATTATGCTGGTGAGATAATCAGACCAGGATTCTTTGCAGACACCATTGCACAGTCCACTACACAGGGTAAAACGCTACCTAAGATATTGTGGTCACACAACATGTATGAACAGCCAATAGGTGTGACACGTGAAGCTGAGGAAGTGTTGCCATATGACGCGCGTCTGCCTGCTGTTATACAGCAGCTAGGTGGGTTGCGAGTTGTTGGGCAATTCAATATGGACACGCAACTAGGTAGAGACACTTTCAGTAACATAAAGATGGGTGCTCTGGATAAGTACTCCATTGGATACTACGTGTTGGTTGACTCGTATGACCGTGAATCGGGCATTGTGGAGTTGCTAAAGGGTGAGTGGCTAGAGTGGTCACCTGTCAACTTTGCAGCCAACGATGCAACACTGACCGTAGATGCAAAGAACGGTGTAGGAGGAAACGGTACCAAGACAGAGCACCTGTACATAGTACGTAGTCCAGCAGAATTTGTTGATGGTTCATTCAAACGTGACGTGCACAAGCATGAAACGCTTGGACTGGAGTACACCGTAGTCACTGGTAAGCTACGTGCTACTGGTGAGACAGAGGCAGCTAACGTACGCTTTGATGCAGACGCATGGGATGCATCAGATGCACAGACACTCTGTACTGACTACGGACGTGGTACCTTTGAACCAGCAACCAACACTAACACCACTGGCAGCATGGAGGGATTCAAGGAACGTTTAGCAGATCATGGTGCACGCATGGTTGCACAAATGTCTGCATACCTGGACAGAGTAGAACACGTAGCTAAGCTACGAATAGCTGAAGGCAAAGCTGGACGTGTTCTCTCTGAGGCTAACCGTACGATCCTGGCAGGATTGCTACCAGACCTTACCTCAGTATCTGACCGTGTACAGAAGTTGTTAGATGACACTTCAGTGTCAACTGATGATGCTGGTAAGGCAGCAGGTGCTAGTGTGGTTGTGGTGCGTGATTCTGCTGAGATTAGACGGATGTTGGGACGTATGCACGTCCTGAATGCAGAGCTAGTAGCAGCAACCGTTGATTAGCGAATGGGGGTGTGTGTCATGAAGACTGCTGAGATACGTGCACGAATGGCCAACCTGATGCAGGAAAGCAAAGGGTTGATTGAGCAGTACCCTGACTTCAGTTTTCCTGATGATGTGTACGAGCGTGTCAAGTCCATTGATTCAGAACTAGGTGATTTGAAGGGTAAGCTGGACAATGCCAACCGTTCCAAGGAAATAGTGGAACGGATGAGCAGCTTTGACAGCTACCTGAATGAGCCTGCTGCCAACAGCAATGGCACTACACATGCTGGTGACAGTGGCGGTGCTGGTAAGGCACGTGGCAGTGATGATGGTGCACAGCACCAGCACCAGCAGCACCGTAAGGCTGTTAGTCAGATTGTGCTTGGTGATGGTGAGTACAGTGACTGGCTAAAGAAGGTTGCACCAAGTGGCAACTTCTCTGAGAAGGTGCGTGTTGCCTCACCACAGGTGCAGATTCCTGGTGGTTTGAAGGCACTGGTTACTGGTGCATCGGACTCGTCTGCTGGTGCATTTGTCTTTACAGATGTTCAGCGTAACTTGGATCAGTTCATTCTGCGTCGTCCACTTGTCATGCGAGACATCATTACGATTGGTCGTACTGAGTCTGACATGGTGGAGTACGTACGTCAGGTTTCAGAAACCAACAATGCTGCAATGGTGCCTGAAGCAACCAGTAGCGCACCTATTGGTGATGGTACTGGTGGTACAGTGCTTCCTGCTGCTGGTGGTTTGAAGCCACAGTCAGCAATGGTGTTTGAACGGGTTACCACACCTGTTCGTACCGTTGCACACTGGATGCCAGCTACCAAGCGTGCACTGTCTGATGCAGGACAGATGGAGACTCTGATTGACAACTTCCTTCGATATGGTGTGGAGGAAGAACTAGAAGATCAGATGGTCATTGGTGATGGTACTGGTGAGAATTTCTATGGACTCGCCAACATCACTAACCTGACTGCACAGAACTGGGACACCAACCTGATGGTGACCACTCGACGTGCCAAGACTAAGGTGCGTACGGTTGGGCGCATGTCACCTACTGCGTACCTGCTGAATCCCTACGATTGGGAGAGTATCCAGCTACTGCGTACAGAGGATGGTGGTGCAAACACTGGTCAGTTCTTCTTTGGTGGGCCAGCAGCAGTGGAAGTGCCTACCCTGTGGAACCTGCCTGTTGTTGAGTCTGAGTCTGTGCCAGTGGGTACAGGGTATGTGGGTAACTTCAAAACCCTGATCCTGTGGGACCGTGAACAGGCAGGCGTGCAGATGACTGACTCGCATAACGATTTCTTTGTGCGTAACCTTGTTGCCATTCTTGCTGAGGCACGTGCAGCGTTTGGTTGCCTACGTCCCTCTGCCATTGTCGAAATGGACCTTACTGCGTAGTAGCACGTAGTAATGCGTGCATTGTGTGGAGTGTAGGTACCGTGCCAAAACGTTGCATCATATGTGGGGCCATTGGTGCAACGTGTGGCACACCTACCAGAGTGCTACCTGTAGATCAGGTAGTTACAGGATACATAGTAGCTGGAGACAAGCTGTTGCCACATATACCACAACCACCATCTGACATGTCAGATGAGGAACGTGAAGAATACGAGTTGATGGCTGTGGCAATGAACAAGCGTAGTCTACGCACACAGCTACGTGAAAGGGAGGAACAGGCAATGTCTGAGGGTAAAGCAGCACACACATCCCTTAGTTACGTTGATCGTGGTGACGGTATCCTAGTCAAGATGGCACCTGATGTGGCCAAGCAGTATGTGGACACAGTAGAAGGTGCCAGCATTGTCAAGGAAGGTGCACTGCCACAGCCTAAAGAGGGTGAAGTAATTGGTGCTACCAAGGCACGTGTTGGTGAAGTGTTCAACGAGGATGGCACACAGAAGGATGACATACAGCCAATGACCAGTCGCATGTTCAATGCGGACATGCGTACCAGGAATGAGGCTGTACCTGCTGTAGACAAGGCAGTGCCTAACTCCACTGGCACACCTTCTGAAACCACTGAAACCATCACACCCTCACCCACTGGTAGCACCACCAGTGAACCTACCCTGAAGCAGCCACCACGTAAGTAGGCACGCACGCACGCATAGGTGTTGTAGATGGCTACCAGTATCAAGGGATACACCACAGTAGAAAACGTACAGGCACAGCTTGGACGTACGTTGACTGCTGCACAGGTAACGTACCTGGAAGAAAGCATTATGCCTGCTGCTGAAGCATGGGTAGATGCTACAGGTGGACGTGCCTATGGTGAAGGTGTTGTAGTTGCTGAACAACTGACAATGCAACCTGCTGGATACACGTGGTTGTCTACAGCACCTGTGGTGAGTGTTGAAGGTGTACGTGGTTGGTTGTGGGGCCAAACAGTAGAACAGATACAGCTACTGCCACCAGAGTATTACGCACTGATTGATGATGTTAGTGGACAACTGTACATACCTAGTTACGCTAACTATGCGTACCTGGAAGCTGACTACACACCTGATAGTACGGTACCTGCTGCAATAGGGTTGGCTACGTCCATACTATGTGGGTACTACATGAGAACGGTAGTGCACCCTGAAACAGAATGGCTGACTGATTACTCCAGTGGACAGGACATACGTATAAAATTTAGAGAGTTGACGATACCACAGATGGTGTATGACCTAATTGAGAGTGCTTCAGGTAGTGTGTCAGGTGGCTACGTCATTGCATGACATAGCTACAAGCACAACACACATGGGAGGAAGTAACGTGGCAGAGAACCAGAGTGCACAGGCTGACAGTGGTGATGCACTGGTGCGTATCCAGAGTGAAGATGGCACCAAGCAGTACAGTGTGACTGAGGATGCTTACCACAGCACAGCAATGGCTAGCCTTGACGGACAGACGTACGAGGAAGCTGGCTACACCATTGTGAGCTACGAGGATGGCACACCATACGGTACTGATGCTGAACCTACTAAGTGGGCCAAGAACAAGAATGCTGGTGCACCAGCAATAGGTGCAGATGCTACCAGTGTGACCAACATTGATGGTGAGCCAGCAACAGAAGACCAGATAGCTGCTGCTGGTCTGTCTGCACAGCCCACACAGCCCACACCGTCTGCACAGCCTGCACCACCACCAACGGCAGCAGTACCACCAACAGCACCTGCACTTACACCACAGCCTGCACCTGTTGTGACGCCACCTACGCCACCAGCACCGTAACTGAATGGGTAACTGACTGACATGTTGGCACCTGAAGAACTGGTCAGCTTACGTGGAGTGGCACTAGCCTCGTTGCAGGGTGAGTGTGACATTACACGTAAAACACGCATGCGTCAACCAAACGGTAGCTGGAAAGATGTAGCAGCAGTGGTTGCATCCAGCGTGCGGTGTCGTAAGGTGCCAACAGGTCAGACACCAGAGGAACGTGCCATATTAGGTGGCACAACGTTGGCAGAGCAAGGTGTGTCAACGTTCATACTGAGTGGAGAACAGCCTATCTACAAAGATGATGTAATAGTGTACCCACCAGGAGGCAAAGGTTACGGTGTAATTGGTGTGTATTCGCGCACAGATGGTGAGTACGTACGTGCAATGGTGTACGATGATTCATCCTCACCTAGTGAGCCATAAGTAACAACCATGCAGATGAGACTGACAGCACAATGGGCCAGTAGGGTTGCCACGTATCGTGCACGTGTCAACAAAGATACTGGTACAGAAGTGCGTGACAGGCTGATTAGAATTAGGGATAGATGGTCCACAGATGTACGTGTGGATACTGGCCATTACAGGGATACAGTAGCAGGCACAGAACCTGAGATGCAAACCAGCACACAGGGACGAATACAACCACCACATGAAGACTATTTCGTATTCAACGAATACGGTACTAGTCGTATGTCAGCTAGACCTTCAATGCGCCAAGCGATAGCAGCAGAGCAACGCGACTTTAGTAACACTATCAGTAACATACTGAAAGACATAGGGCTGTAGGTAGTGATATGACATTCAGTTTGAGTGGTATGTCTCCAGTACTGATGACAGAGATAGTAGATGAGATAGTGACTGAATTGCAGAGTGATGCAGAGTTGATGGGCACACCATTAAATGGAAACATCTATCCAGACATCGAACCTGGACATGATTACCCTGTGTTGGTAGTGTTGGGTGTGATTGGTGAAGTTACACGTACACTCAATGCTCAGCACGTGTGGCGTGATGCTGAGATACAAGTGACAGCTAGAGACAAAGGAGGAACTGACAAAGGTTCCCTTGTATTGATAATGCGTAGGGTTAGCATCGTATTGGAGGGACTACGTATACAGCGTAATGGCTTGTACATTGGTCCCATACATGAGATACGAGAACGTCCACGTGGGCCAGATAGAGTTAACGACGATTTGTACCCACAAATTGTAGTGGAGTACGATTGTAAAGCCTACAGACATAGTGTGTAGGTGTTGGTGAATGGTGAGGGGGTGGTGTCATGCCAATTGAACGAGCGATAGCCACAAGTATCGTACAGATAGCACCAGAGGCTACGCCTGGTGTGCCACTGCCTGCTACTAAGCGTTTGAGCAGTATGTCTGTCTCGTTGGCACCTGATGCTGATGTGGCGTTCCAGGGACCAACAGGTTACCTGTTTGACACTACTAGTGTGGTGAACCGTGAGTGGTCCACCAGTGATGTGAGTGGACTGCCAGCATACAGTGAACTACAGTATCCCTTGTCTAGCCTTATGGGTACTGCTGTGATTAGCACACCAGCCACTGCTGTGTTGGCACGTGACTGGGTGTTCAACATCGTGCACAATCGGCAGGGTATACCTAAGACGTACACCATTGAACAGGGTGACGTTGATGCAGGTACAGCAGAGCGTGCAGGGTACTGTTTCTTCAATGCGCTGGATATGTCGTTCAGCCGTGAAGGTGGTACTGACCTTGGTGGCAGTGTGATGGGTCAGATCATTGACTATGATTTCACACTGACTGATCCACTCACGGTAACTGGTGTGCCACAAGTACCGATTCAGCCTAATGAAGTGAACGTCTACCTTGATCTGGACAGTGCAGATTTGGGTATGACACAGTGGGTGGATGCGTTTACGGTTGGCTGGTCTATTGCTGACCGTTGGAACGTTGGTTACCCATTGAATCGTAGCAAACCATCCTTTGATCGCCACTACGCTACTAAGCCTGATCCTACCATGACGTTCTCAGTAGCCAACAACGCTGTGGGACGTGAACTGATTGGGTATTTCAGGCAGCGTACAGCAGTGTTCATCCGTATTGATGGTCTTGGTCCGTTGATTGAGACTGTTGGTACTGCACCAGGAGTGGATTTCAACTACATGTATCAGATGGACATGGCTGTACAGCTTAGTGCAGCATTCAGTCCTGCTGATATCAATGGACTTGCCACACTGGATTGGACTGGCCGTATTGTCTACGATTCCACGTGGGATAAGGCAATGTCAGCCAAGATACGTAACGCACAGGCTGCACTGTAACAACAACAGTGTAGGCGTGCATGCATGTGTGTGGGTGCATTGGTACCCACACACGCAGTGGAGTATAGCGTGGATTTGGCAGCACTTAGGAACAAGTCGGTTACCATTCGTATTGACTTTGATGGTGAGCTACTTACCATCACATACAACCCACATATGTATGATGATGATTGCCAGCGTATTCTGAATGACTTGACGAATCAGCCTGACAACACTGGTTTGGCTGGTATCTTCGAGCGTTTGCTTACGTCATGGGATTTGAAGGATTCTGGTGTACAGGTTCCTTGCACGTATGAATCGTTCACGATGTTGCCACCATTCCTACGCACTAAGATTCTGAATGCTGTGATTGAGGATGAGATGGAGCGGGGAAAGTTGAGAAGCTCAGACAATGGCTCGAATCAAGCGGTAACTCGTCGCTCGGCTCTTGTCCCGATTGGTTCATCTGCATCAGCGACTTCAAATGGGCAGGAGTAGTTGGTGATTGGTGTCACCTACTTGACTTGCCATGTACACCGTTAGTACACAAGTACTTACGACGTTGGATTAACTGGTCTAAAGTGGCAGAGATACAGGCACAACGTACAGTGGACAAAAAGAACAGAGACAGACAGGCACGTCGTGGTGCTGCTGCACGTAGGGGTAGATAGGGAGAACTGATGGCTGCTGTTGGTGCCAACGGTGGACTGATGGTGAATGTAGGTGTAAACCTACAGCAGTTCAATGCTGGCATGCAACAGGTTGAACAGCGTGGACAACAAGCTGCTGCAAACCTGAACAAAGTAGGCAGTGCACTAACTTCAGGTGCTGCTATGGGTGCAGGGTTTGCAGCAGCTACCACAGCGTTATCGGGCATTGTGGGTGTGGCACAGCAAGCAGGCAGTGCCATCATTGGACTGAACAGCACACTGGAACAGGCACGTATTGGATTCACTGCCTTTACAGGTAGTGCACAGAAGTCTAATGACTTTATAAAGCAGCTACAACAGTTTGCTGCTACCACTACCTTTGAGTTTCCTGGTCTGTTGCAAGCAGCTAGGCAGCTTACTGGTATGGGTGTGCAAGCTGAGTTAGTCATACCTATCCTAAAGGATGTTGGTGCTGCTGTAATGGCAGTAGGTGGGGGTGAAGAACAGATAAAGGGAGTGAACCGTGCACTAACACAGATGATGGCAGCAGGTAAAGTTAATGCACAGGATATGAACCAGTTAGCACAAGCAGGCATACCAGCATGGAAAATGCTTGCTGATTCAATGGGCATGACTATTGGGCAAGTTAGAAAGATGAGTGAAGAAGGTAAGATATCAGCAGAACAGATGCTACAGGCGTTCCATAACTTTGTACAGAATAATAACCTTGGTGATGTAGCTACTAAAGCAGGGCAGACATGGCAAGCAGCTACCAGCAACATTATTGATGGTTTGCGTAACATTGGTGCTGAAGGATTAGAACCGTTATTTGGTTTGTTGCGTGACGGTGCAGTAGCTATGGCTAACTTCCTTGTATCAGATCAAGCTGCACAGTTTGGTGCAGACTTGAAGGCTACGATACAAGAAATCATAGATATGGCCAAACCGTTGCAGGATGCCTTTGCACGTGCATTTGAGGCATTCAAGACTGATGGTATTACAGGTGCAATAGGTAGCATAATAACTGACATTGGTAACTTTGCTAGTTCAATGGGTAGTGCAGGGTTTCAGTTAGTATCGGAATTTGCATCAGGCATGCTGAGTGGTGCTGCATCGCTGATTACTGATGCAGCTACAGCAGTAGCTGACATCATCTCATCTTTCCTGATTGGTCAGTCACCACCACCACAGGGACCACTCTCTGCAATCACAGAGGGTGGTACTGCGTTGATGGAAGCCTATGTACAGGGTATGATGGGTGGTGTGCAACAGGTTACTGATGTTGCAGAGGAAGTAGCAGACGCATTCGGTAACGTATCTAAAGCTATGACACTGGCAGAGGGTGCAGCAGCATTCAAGGCAGCAGCAGGTGATGCTGATGCATTGAAGGCAGCACTAGATGATGTAGAAGGTGTACTACGTACAGTAGATGCCAACATACAGGCTAACTCACGTTCACTCCAGGATATGAGGAATGCTGCTGAAGACATCAATGATGCTTACGATGCTGCTATAGAACCACTACAAGCACAGGTTGATGCACTCAAAGAAACTAACGATCTAGCACAGAAACAGGCTGATATACAGTCCAAAATACAGATGGCACAGCTTAAAGGTAAGCTACAAGAGGCACAGGGTGATCCTGTTAGACGTGCACAGTTGGAAACCAGACTAGATGAACTAGATGCTGCACAGAAGCAGCTACAGTTCCAGGAGAAACAAATATCCCTTGATTCACAGTCTGCTTCAATTGCTGCTAAAGCACGTGGTGAGAAGGTAAACGATACTAAGAATGATGCTGCACGTAATGCACTAGCACAACAACGTCTAGGGTTGGAAAAAGAAGAAAACGGTATACGTCAAGAACTAGATGGTATGGTGAACAAGGGTGTTGTTGCACAGACAAAGCAACAGATAGCCATAGCACAAGCTGCTAACGACCAGCGCAACCTAAACGGTGAAATTGCTGACCTACAACGACAACTAGCAGCAGCACCACTAGAAGCACAGATAGCTGAATTAAAGAAGCAGCAAGATGGACTGTTGAAGCCTATACAGGACCGTATCAAAGAATTGGAGCGTGAAGGACAGCAGCTACGTGAACAGAAACAGGATTGGCAGGACATTAAGAGTGGTATACAGGACACACTAGCTGCACAGCGTGCTGCTGCTGCTGAAGCTAAGAAAGCTACAGCAGATGCTGCTAAGGCAGCTAAGGATGCTGCCACAAACAAGCCTATGGACCTTACCAAGATATTTGACCCTGAAGAAATTAAAGCTGCTGCTACAAAGGTTGGCACGTCATGGGTTGCAGGTATTAGGGACTATCTCAACACCAATGGTGCTGGTCTGGTTGGTGGTGCTATAGGTTCCATACTAGGTGGTGCAGCGTTTGGGCCACTGGGTGCTGTTGCTGGTGGACTGTTCGGTAAGTCATTCATGGAACGCATGCAGCAAAACTTTGGTACCCTGGATGGGTTCCTTAAATCAGTCGCCGAAAAGATTGCTGGTGCACTAAAAATAGACATATCTGGTGCTGAGAGTACAGGTGAAGCTTTCGGTAAGATATTCGATACGATGAAGGAACGTGCTACTACTGCAATGGAAGCTGTACGTAGCACCATAGCTGAGAAGTTGCAGGGTGCACAGGATGTTATGGCCACTGTACAGGGTAAGTGGCAAGAGATGTTTGGTAGTGAATCAGCAGGTTCTAAAGCAGGTATTGCTGCTATTGATGGCATCAACAAAGCATTCCAGGCACTACAACTGTTGATGAGTGGTGACGTACAGGGTGCAATAGATACATTACAGCAATCGTTTGACCAGTTTGGTATAGCAGGTAGTGAATCGGTCAAACAGATAACCACGTCATTCAATGACTTGAAAGCAGTACTAGAACCATTGGTACCTGTGGTTGCTGGTATTGCTGTTGCGTTTGCTACATTCCGTACACTTACGGTTGTAGCTGCTGGTGTAGCTGCATTGGCAGCAGCATGGACTAGTATGAGTGCTACGTTTGCTACTGGTGGCACTATACTTGGTGGCATCATCGCTCTACTAGGTGGGCCAGTTACAGCAGCTATCATCGCAGTATCTGCTGTAGTTGGTCTGCTTGCAGCAGCATGGATTGGTAACTGGGGTGACATACAGGGTGTCACTGCAACAGTGGTTGAAGCCATTAAGACTGGCTATGCTGCACTAAGTGAATTCCTGAGCACTACCACTGCTACCATATGGGCAGCTATGCAGAGTGCATGGGAAACAGGTACCACAGCTATACAAGCTGTATGGACAACTGTTACCACTGCTATACCTAACCTGCTTACAGCTATGTGGAATTTACTTACACCAGAGAATCAGGCTAAGCTGCTGGAACTACAAACGTTGATGCAGGAAGCATGGACGGTTATACAAGCACTGTGGACAACAGCTACCACAGCTATTACTACTACTGCTACTGCATGGTGGGCCACACTAACAGCAGGCTTCCAGAAGTTGTGGGAAGATATCCAACTGTACTGGAACAGTGGTATAGAGGGTATACAGAAGGCAATTACACCAGCATACGAAAGTATACAGACAGCTACCACTACGTTCTTCACGACGATTAGTGGCTACTGGGAAACAGCTAAAACAACATTAGGTAATCTAGCTAAACAGCTAGGTGAGACTATTATGACTGCACTGACTGGTGCATTGAATGCTGGTGTAGGTATGATGGTGGATACCGTCATAGCAGGTGTCAAGAAAGCACTAGAAGCTGCCAAGGGGTTGTTAGCTGGATTGGGTGGTGGTGCTGGTGGTATGCAAACCATGTCCAGTAAGGTGACTGGTGGCAGTAAAGCTAATCCAGAGATACAGGCTATTTTGAATGCTGTAGCTGAGAAGTACAAGCTAGACGCAAAACTGTTCACTGCACAGATACAACACGAGTCTGCTGGATTTGATCCTAATGTGATTAGTGGTGTACGTAAGGGTAGTAGTGGTGAGCTAGGGTTAGGGCAATTTATGCCTGATACCCTAAAGGCTATGCTACAGAAGAACAACCTTACTATGCAGCAGTATCTAGGTGATGCACAGGTACAGATTGAACTAGCTGGCCAGCATATGGCAGAGCTAGTTACTACCTTTGGTGACTATGACAAAGCACTACAAGCATACAACGGTGGTGCTGGTGGTGTAGGTAGTGCTGCAACCACAAAGTACGCACAGATAGTACATGAAGTTGCATCAGGCTTACAATCAGTCAATACGAGCCAGAATATTACTGCACAGAAGATGTCAATGAATGTTGACCAGATTACTGCTGGTAGGCAAGCTGGCTTGTCTATGGAGGAAGCACAGGCTATCTGTGGGCCATATGCTGCTGTGTTGTTTGCACAGGCTACAGGGAAAACACCATCCTTATCAGAAGCTAAAGAGCTAGCACAGGCTACAGGGTGGAGTGCTGCTAAGGGTATGGGTGGTACTGGCAACTTTATGGGGTTGCTAGGAAAAATGGGTATCAATGCAGTACGTCAAGCTGCAACACCAGAGAATGTGAATGCTGCACTTGGTGCTGGTAAACCTGTAGCGTTCAGTACTAACAGACATTACTTTGTTGGGTCGGGTGGCACTGCTGAGGGTGGTATTAACGTTGGTGCCACAGGTACTGTGATGTCAAAGTACGGTGGTAAAGCTATCATGACTCTAGCCGAAATAGAGTCTGTTGGTAACGGTATGAATGATCTTATTGTACTGACAGATAAGTTAGCAGCAAGTGGCCAACAGTCATTCAATGAGTTGACAGCAAGTGCAACACAGTTCGGTGATGCAATGGCTACAGGTAATGAAGGTATACAAGCAGGCATAGAACAGACATCTGCTACTACATCAGATACTGCTACAGCTATAACTGCATCCACACAGACACTAACACAGAGTATCCAGGGTGGATTGGTACCTGCTGGACTTGCTGCACGTGATGCTGTTGGTGCTATGGCAATGGGTATACAGCCACTTATTAGCACATGGGCACAAGGTGGCATGACTTCCAATCAGTTGGCAGAGTCTATCGTACAGTTAGCAGCACAGTCAGGACTAGCTACAGCACCGTTGGCACAGTTTGCAGCAGGTAACGCTACTGTAGGTGAAGCACTACGGCAGGTTATGGGTTCACTAGCTGCTGCTGATCCTGCCTTTGCTCAAATACAGGAAGCAATGGGTAGTGCACAGGTAAGCACAGAACAGCTTGCTGATGTGCTGCTACGTGGCTTGTCTAACGTAACTGGTGTCATTGGGCCAGCTATGAGCCAGATAGCTGTGAGTGCCAAACCAATAGAAACAGCGTTTGCCACTGGTGCTATCAGTAGTGAACAGTTTGTGCAGTCCGTAGTTGAACTAGCAGCTACTTCAGGACTCACACAGGCACCACTGCGCATGATGCAGGATGGTGTGCTAACCACTAACCAAGCATTGGCAGCAGTGGTAGCTACAGCAGCAGAGGTAAACCCTGCATTCACTGACATGGCTGCATCCATCACAGACTTGCCTGAACCTGCTACTGAAGCTGCACAAGCTTTTATTGACTGGTCACAGTCATTGGCAGACTCAGCTACTGCTACCACTGACAACGTACAGGTTATTCAGGACTTGCCTACTGCTGTAACTGACATACAGCAACCTATGCAGGATGCATCCACTACTACGATGCAGGTACTACCTGATGCAACAAGTACTGCATTAGATTCCACCATATCAGCCATACAGAATGCAGTGGGGCCAGCAACGAGTGCAGCTACTGATGTTGGTAATGCTATTGTTGAGGGTATTAGATCGGCTGTGGAAGCTGGTGCAGAGTCCATAGCTGATGCAGCAGTAGCTATTGTAGAGAAGGCACTAGAAGCAGCTAAGAAGGCAGCAGATAAGGTAAAGGAATCAGCTAAAAAGGATGGTGGTGATAAGGGTGATGACAGTGATTCAAAGGCTACTGGTGGACGCTTGTCTAGTGGCATGTGGACACTGGTTGGTGAGAATGGGCCAGAACTAATTGATCCGAGTGGCTATGTGTACACTGCTGAAGAAACAGCAGGTATGGCATCTGATGCACTCAATAGTGGCTTAGTATCACTACAAGCGTTTGCTAGTGGTGGTGCTATGAAAAGTAGCAGTAAGAAAAAGAAGACATCTAAGAAGAAGGATAAGGATAGTGGTGGTGGCAGTAATACACCACCAGAGAAGCCACCAGCACCACCAAAGGCACCTGTGAGTGATGCTGAGTATGCACTAGAAGTAAGCATACTAAAGCTGACACAGCAACGTGACGAGCAACTAGTAAAGATGTTGCCTATTACTGAGGCACTACGTAAGGAGGAACGTGCACAGGAGGAAGCAGCTAAGGGTACGTTGGAACAGCAGATAGCTGTTGGCTATGCTAAGCATGTGATTGCTGATGTGGATGTCATCATAGCTAAGAAGCGTTTTGAAGAATTGAAGGATGGTCAAACACTTCAGTTCCAAGAGGGACGCTTGAAAGAACTACAGGAAGAACAGGCTATTATTGCTAAGGGTAGTCTCGAAACACAGCTAAAGATGAATGAGCTAGATGGTATCAGGCTGAAGAATGAAGCAAAGATAGCTGAGCTACAGTTAGCTGCACTGCCTGCACAGCAGGAACTGGCTAACGTGCAGGCTAAGATAGCTGAGATACAGAAGGGTAGCGTAGAAGACCAGATTAAGACAGCCAACATACAAGCACAGCAGCATAAAAACCAGTTCCAGATTAATGAGCTAAACATTGCTGCTGCACCACTACATAAGGAGGAAGCACAGCTACAAGCTGAGATACAGAAGACACTAGAAGGTACTACTGAACAGAAGAAACAACAGGCACAGTACCAGACACAATTGGCTACACTAGAACTAGCCTCATTGAAGAATCAGGAGGCTATGCTACCTATACAGCATCAGATATCACAGGTACAGAAGCAGATAGATGATGTGGCACGTGGGACACTAGAAGACCAGTATGCAGCTATTGATGCTACAAGGGAAGATGCTAAGCTACGTATGGAAGAAATCAATATTAACTCTCAGCTACGTAAGATCAATGCTGGTACACTGGAGATGTCACAGGAACAGATTAATGCACTACACAAGCAGCTAGAAGTTATTAACGACCAGAAGGCAGACATTGGTGACCAGAACGAACTGAAGCAGCTACAGGCTACCATCAACAACACTGATGCACAGAAGCAGCTAGCAGCACTCCAGGCACAGGAACGGCAGCATCAGAATGTAGCTGATGATCTGGACTACCAGAAGTCCGTTATAGAAAATCAGACTGGTCAGATTGGTGCACAGAATCAAGTATCTGCTGCTGGCCAACAGGAACGACTAGCAGCAGTACAAGCACAGCTAACTGTGTATACAGCACAGATTACTGAGCTACAGGCACAGAACGATGTACTGGGTCTACAAGTTGACAACATAGCACTAGGTAACCAGATACGGGCTGATGCACTTGCTGCACAGCAGATCAAGCTAGAAGCACAGGTAGGTGAGTACAACAAACAGATCACTGCTGTACAGCAACAGAACGCACTAGTGTCTGCACAAAGTGCACTGCTTAGTGCAAACAATGCCGTAGCAGCACAGGGTAGCCAAGCACAGATACTTGGCCTACAGAATTCCATTGCACTACGTCAGGTAGAAATTACACACCTTGGTAATGAACGTGACTTGCTCCAGGGACAGATTACGCTCATCAACACACAGACTACTGCTAGTGCTGCTATGCACAACGAGAATATCACCAGACTGGAGAACCAGAAGCATCTACAGGATAATATCCTAGAAGACATCAACGCACAGCTTGGTTCACTGAACGCACAGAAGAAAGTATACGAGGATATCAGAGCACTAGCTGATGCCATTGCAGCTAGGCCAGTTAGCCCACCAGGGACTACTTCACCTAGTGGTGGGCCACCAGGAACTGTAGCAGCTACAGCTACCAAGAGTGGTGCACAGACACTGTATCTTAGCAGAGGTACAGGTACAGATGGCTGGTACACATCTAGTGGACAGTTGATAGTACAGGGTGGTTCAGCCAATCCACCTAGTGGCTATCAGGTAAAGTGGCTGGCTAGTGGTGGTACGTGGCATGCTGGTGAAGTTGCTGTACTAGGTGAGAATGGGCCAGAGATAGCCATAGCTAAGTCTGACATGCACGTGTTCCCTAACGAACAGTCACAGCGCATTGCACGTGCCTTTGGTGGTGGCACACGTAGTGGTAGTGGTAGTGGCAGTGGTGCAGCACAGAAGAATGTGACCGTAAATGTGGAATACCATAGGCACTCTGGTACTGACTACGGTGAAGGCACTTTGCCACAGATTGTGCGTGAAGCAGTAAACGTAGCACTGAGAAGTTAGGGTAGGGGTAAGGTAGATGGCTAACGGTTGGCCAGATTATCCAGGTGGTTCACCATCATACGATGTCATATGTTACAAGCGTCCAGATAACGTTGTGATAAATCTATCGTCACCACCATATCAGTTGCACTCGTATGAAGGGTTCGGTATATCTGAATTCCAGCACACAACCGTTGCACCACCACAGACACATGGTGAGTATTGGTACGATGTCAGGATGGATGCTAAGGTACTGACAGTGGAGTTTAGCTACACTGGTGGTGGTGTACCAGAGGAACAGTCCAGTAGACGTGCAGTGGTCAGAGCCTTCAATCCGTTGATGGGACCAGGAACACTACGTATAGATCAAGCTAATGGTGTGTCACGTGAGATACGTTGCATACTGGCAGAATCACTACCACTGCCTAAAGACGACACAGAAGCACCAGGACATTACAGGACAGTGGTACGGTTCAAATCGCATGGCATACCAGCGTTTATTGATCCTGTGATACAAACGTTTACACTCAACTTCAACTTGAATCCAGGTAACTTCCTGTTTCCCTGGACGTTTCCACGTATCTTTGCACAGTCAGGGTTTGCTAGCAGTCCTATCATCATCAATGATGGTGACATTGAAACACCTGTGCATATAGATTTGTATGGACCATTTTCTGATCCAGTGTTCAAGAACACTACATCTGGCAAGTCATTGTCCCTTATTGGTTTAAACTGTATTGCAGGACAACACTTAGTGATAGATACAGACCCTGAACGATACGTCATACAGTTGGATGGTAACGACGTGTGGCAGTACGTGGTTGATGCAGACATGTGGGGTTTGGTTGCTGGTAACAACCAGTTAGTGTTTGACATAGGTAGTACTACCGTTGTTACAGCAGGTACCGTTCAGTGGTACAACAGGTATTTGGGACAGTAGGACAGGTAGGCATAACATGGCACAAACAGTACGTTTCGTAGATAGTATCTCGTACACTGAAGCAGATCAGGCTGACTTTAATATGCGTATGATGCGCCCACAGGGTGTCATACCTGAATCTGTGTTAGGTACACTGATAGTTAGCGCCATAGGTAGCATGGCAGTGCGTGTTGGTCCAGGGGAAGCCTTTGTACAGGGTTTCCAGTATAAGAATGATGCTAACCTTGACTTGGGTATAAGCAGCAATACTAGCGGTAGCACACGCATTGACTACGTAATACTACGTTTGAACCGTACTGCCAATACGTTGATACTGGCTATCCTCCAGGGTGTTTCAGGTGCTGGAGCACCAACGTTGACACAAGTAGTTGGTGGTACATGGGAATTCCCACTGGCACAGGTTATGGTAGTGAACAATGCCAGTACCATTACTGCTGGCAACATTGGTGACTACCGTGTACTGAGTAGGTGGCCACTGTCTTCAATAGATGGTGCGATGGCTACTGATGCTGAACTAGCTGCTGAAGCTAGTGCACGTTCCAGTGCAGATAGTGCTGAAGTTACCGCACGCACCAATGCAGACGCGGCACTGAACACTGCGATAAACAACGAGTCTGCCTCTCGTGCCAACACTGACAATACACTGAACGCTGCAATAAATGCGGAGGCTACTACTCGTTCCAATGAAGACATTGCACTCAGTAACAGAATTAGTCCATTGGAATCCATAAAGCCTACTATGGTCATATCTCTATCTTCTGGTGGCGGTGTGTACACTGCAAAAGGTAATATTTATAGTATTAACCACGATTACACTGGAGCATATAGAATAAACTTTGCTACGCCGTATTACTCAACTACGTCGTATGCTGTATTTGCTATGGCATTCAACGTACAGGCTGTAGCCTACGTTATTGATAGACAGACTACATACGTAACTGTACAGTACAGGACCATAGGTAACGTGGACGTGAATTGTGATAACTACATTCTCATATTCTAGGGAAATGGTATGACAGAAGTTGCACGCTTCTTTGATTCACAGTCATACGGTGAAAGTGACCAAGCTGAAGTCACTGCACGTATGGTGCGTGATGGCATATGTATTGGTGTTGGTAGTGAGTTAGCCGTTACGAGTGGTGTTGCTGGTTTCGTATCAGTAAACACTGGTGAAGCATTCGTACAGGGATTCTGGTACAAGAATACGGCTGTAAAGACTCTAGCTGTTAGTAGTAACGTTACGGCTATAACACGTGTAGATGTAGTGGTATTACGCCTTGACCGTACTGGTAATGCATTAGTAGCTGCTGTACATGAGGGTACTCCTGGTGGTGGTGTGCCACCTTTAACACAAGTAGTAGGTGGTATATGGGAGATGCCACTAGCAAACCTTAGCACTACATCAGGTGTCACTACTATTGCTGATGCTCGTGTATGGCAAAGCAATATGTACAACCCAATGACCACTGCTGGAGACATCGTTGTAGCTGATGCACGTGGTGTAGCACAGCGTAAAGCAAAGGGTGCTAACGGTAGCTATCTTGGTGTGGACGGTGCAGGCAATCTAAACTACAGTGTACCTATTGGCTTTGCTAACCCTATGGCAGCAGCAGGTGACATCATCGTTGGTGGTGCTGGTGGTGCTGCTGGTCGTGCTCCTATAGGTGCTGGTAACAGTATCTTTGGTGTCAATGCAGCAGGTGTGCTTGGTTATTACACTGATCCTAACGCAGTGATTCCTGCTGGTACACTACATCCTGGTAGACTAACATCCTGGTCAGGTGCCACGTATACTAACCATGTGTTGTATGACTACGGTAGTGGTATCAGTGTAGCTAAGGTGCAAGATATACTGTGTGCAGTAAACTCTATTGGTGGTGACAAAATATCGGATAACACGATACATGGTGGTAACAAGATAATAGATGGTACCGTTGGTACAGTTGAACTAGCAGGCCGTAGCATATCTAATGTCTTCTTTGCACAAGGTGCTGCTACTGGTGGCATCGGTTCAGGATCGTGGCAGAATGCATCATTCAATATTGGTGCAACTGGTCTACGTATTAATGAAACACTCATGGTGGTTGCCTTACAGTTTACTGCCTCGTATGCTTCCGTTGGGCAATTAGGTGGTGTAGGTATTGGCCTAGATACAATTGGTGGCCCATCATGGTACGCACACTTCCACATCCCGATTGCTGGTCTTATTTCTACAACCATTATAGGGTATCATTTGGCGGGTGCAGTCAATCACAATTATTACGCACTGAACTACACGAGTGCTGGTGGTAGTACCGTGAACGGTGGTTGGCCAGGACAGTTCGTAGCCATTGCGCTGAACCGATAGGAGATAAGTAACCATGAAGATCAATAAGGCAGTGAACATTGAGCTACTACAGAAAGAGCTACGTGATGCTGGTGTACCGTTTAGGGGTATAACTGCGTGGTTTACTGATGTTGATGGTGAGATAGATATATTCGATCATGATAAGAATGGAGTACAGATTGATCCGTCACCAGCAGCTATTGCCATAATAGAAGCACACAATGCTCCACCAGAACCACCAACACCTGACTTTGGTAATGATGAACCTGACTCAAACTTTCGTGCACAAGCAGCAACAGCAGTAGCAGGGCTACGTAACTATATGAACCTGGAGACTGCACCCACACCAGCACAACGTATAGCATGGGAGCGTCTAGTGTGTCGTATCCTCCTATTCTTGATACGATACGTCATAGCTCCACCACCAGTATCTGTACCTATACCTGCACCTATGCAGTTTACACCACCTTCAATAGAACCACTGTTGTTACCTGGAGACGATATAGTAGCAAACATGATTGCTAGGGGTGAATTTGCTGGTGCTGGTGGTAGTGCAACAACTGATGTGCCACTGAAGCCTGTGCCACCACCAGAAGGATTGGGAGATTAGTGACGTGACAGAAGTAGCACGTTTCTTTGATGCGCAGTCATATAGTGAAGGGGATCAGGCTGAAGTACAAGCACGGTTCCGTTCTACAGGTGTACTAATTGACGTAGCTAGCAGGCTTGTGGTGAGTGCTCCAGGTGGTATGTTTGTGTCCATTGCTCCAGGTGAAGCAATGGTAGAAGGGTTCTGGTACAAGAATACTGCTGCACTACAACTGGCTGTTGGCAACAACACAAGTGGTAGCACGCGCTATGACAGAGTAGTGTTGCGTCTAAGCCGTACAGGTAACACACTGAATGCAGCAGTAGTAGTAGGCACTGTTGGCGCTGGAGCACCACCAGCACTGACGCAGATAGTGGGTGGTATATGGGAACTACCACTGGCTGTCATTACGGTGCCTACTGGTGTAGGTGCCATACTACCAAACATGATAACCAATAACCCTGTGTATACAAACATGCTTGTAGATGCACGTCCTAACTTGTTTGATAACCCTACGTTTAGAGTCAATCAGCGTAGTATTGTTGCACTTAGTACTACTGGATATGCTGCTGATAGATGGATTACAGGACTAACGAATAATACAGGAGGCTTTGTTGTACAATCTGTAGCTGCATATCCACCTAATATGGGATTCTTTGAGACGCAACCAGTAAAATCACTTCTTGTGTCACGTGGCAACGCTGTAGCAATTGCTGCTGATACACTCATTGGTCCACAGCAATCACTAGAAGGTATCAAGGCTACACCGCTCTTTGGTCAAACAGCGTGTGTATCATGGTGGTCTTTCTGTAACAAGGTAGGTACCTTTAGCTTTAACTATGAGCAATTTGGTGGTAACTGGAGATACATTGCTAGCTGGACACATGGTCTAGCTAACACATGGCAGTTTAACTACGTAGTGATACCGTGGAACGTTGGTGCTGGTTGGATAGATACTAGTGCTGGTTCCCTGACGTGTAGATGGTTAGCAGTATGTGGTGACAACTACAGACATACCGTTACCAACCAGTGGGTGAATGTTAATGGTAAGTATATCGGACCAGACCATGATAACCCACTCACTGCTACTGCTGATGTGCTGTGGATTTATCAGCCTAAACTAGAGGTAGGTAGTTACCCCACACGCTTTGAAGTGCCTGATCCTACATTGGAACGTATACAGTGCTACAGGCAACTGTACGTGGAACGTGAACAAATAACAGGTTGGGTTGGGAGTAATGCTGTTGCGCTAGAAGCCACACAGTATTTACCTGTACAAATGAGAGTGATACCAGCATTCTCTGTGCCTGTTGTACCATCATTTGCTCAAGGTGCTGCACCAACTGCTAATCAAATAGGCGTTCTATGTCAATCGTCATGGATTACCAACTTTACATACAGCAGTTGGGTAGCATGGGTGAATATAGGTGCTAAAACACATGGTTCATTCATAACTTCTAGTACAGTAGGAACTGGTATAGGTGCAGGACAAGCAGCATCCATTGTGTTGGGTAGCAACATACAAGTAGTATACAGTTCGGAGTTGTAGGTAACATAACATGCCAGCCAGATACAAGCGTGTGACACCATTGCACGATGAACTGTGGATTGATACAGAAACAGGTACATCGTTTGGTAACTCTGAAACCAAAGAGTACCTAGCATACCAGGAGTGGCTAGCACAAGGTGGCATACCTGATGATGCAAACCCACTTCCTGTAAACTACAGTGACAACGAACGACACACAGCACAGGTGCTAACTACTAATAGTGCACCACAGGAATTATGGAGGTACACCACAACGAACAAGACAGGGTATGACATCGTAATCAGGATTATTGCCGTAGACAAAGGTAATGGTGCCATAAAGAAGCAAAGTGTAGATGCTACTGTCTCTAGGATAGGTGCTACACCTAATCTAGTAGGACGTACAGATCAGGTGTCACACACTACAGGTGGTACACGTGGCAATGATGCACACATCAGTGAATGGCAACTCAATCCGTCATTTGATGGCTATGACCTTGTGCTGAGTGTAGTAGGTGCAGATCAACGTAACATAGACTGGCATGCCACTATCAGCATGGTTAAGTTTGCACCTGATGGCATTGTTACAGCACCAGTAATAGCATTGGCACAAGCGCACCTACAGACACAGGCACTTGACTAATGGCTATAAACCAGTATGCCATAAACGTGTTCAGTGCAAACGGTGTACGTCTGCGCATCCTGAACATTATACAATCGGCGAGGTATCGTAAGGCAGAGAATGAAACAGGTGATTGGGAGTTAACACTGGCATACGGTGATGGTAGTATACCTGAGTTGCTGTCACCACCTAACACGGTGGAATTCTGGAGAGATGGTAAGTATCAATTTGGTGGATTGATACGACACCAACGAGTGTTCCAGGATGGACGTGTACCGTTCTATACCGTGAGTGGGCCAGGATACCTACAGTGGCTAGCTGATTGTCGTATGCGTCCTGCAACAGGCACAGGTGACATTACGTATGCTGCTGATAACCTAGACGATATTATGAAACGTATAGTACGTGAACAGGTATTGGACTTCAATACTCGTATAGTAGTGGCTGCTGACAGTGGACTGTGTGCAGTAAGTGAACAATATGTAGCTACAGCATATGAACATGTATTAGAGACACTACAGAATATTGCTGAACGTGCCAAGGATACAACCTTTGATGTGATACGTGATACTGATGGTGCACTACGGTTCCGTACCTACACACCTAGTCGTGGGCCAGATAGAAGCAAGGGTACAGCTAGTCCTGTGTTGTTTGATTTGCGTGGTGGTAACCTGATAGATGCTGAATGGATCAGGGATGGTAATGCTGTAGTGAATGCGCTATGGGCAGGTGGGCCAGGAGACAAGGCTTCGAGATACATCTATCCACCTACGTATGCACTCACTAACTCACAGAGCATACTTGATTGGGGACGTATAGAAGGATTCTTTGATGCAGGTAGTGAAGGTACAGTAGCTACTGATAAGAAGTGCCAAGAAGAACTAGATAAACAGTCTGTTGGTGAAGAATCGGTCAGCTTTAAGGTGTCACCCTTTGGTAGATACATACTTGGACGTGACTTTGATTTTGGTACCAAAGTCACTGTGGTATGGGAAGACGTACTAGAGTTTTCTGATACCATTAAGGGGTTGGAAGTACGCCTAGACAGTGGTTCAGGTGTAGCACAGGTAGACATCAATGTGGGTGACACACTGACAGGTGACACACAGACACGTGCCAGTATCATCCTAGGTAAGTTTCTGCGTAGACTACGCCAAACCATTGGCGTACAGACAAGGCACTGACAACACATGGCCAAACAGCAACTGGAACGTGCGTTTACCATAGTCAGTCCTGATGCTGTAGACACTAACACTGGCACTGACACAAACACAGAACAGGTTAGTGTTGATGGGCAAACAAATGGTAAACGTATTGTAGTCATACCAATGGCTGAATGGTTCCAGTGTTTGCAGCGTGCTGTGCGTACATGGATACAAGCGTTTATCTTCATGATTGGTGGTGGCACTATCTACCAGATACTCACAGGGTTAGGCATACCACCAGCAAGTGCAGAGAACCTACCCAGTACAGGCTATGTTGTGTACGATGCCATACTGTATTCCCTGGTGTTGGCCATAGTTGTGTTTATATGGAATGCGTGTGAATTTGCTCTGGACATCGACATCAAAGCACCACGTTGGAGGGCGTAACACATGCTAGCCAAACGATTTGGTATTGCAGGTAACGTGCATACTGGTTACCCTGACCTTGTGTATTCACGTACCGTCAAGCTAGGGTGGTTGCGTTCACTGGTGCTTGACTTTGGATCGTGGGAAGCTATGCTACAACAGGTACCTAATGACACCTGTGTAGCTGCTGTAGTGACAGGACAGACACAAGGTCTGAACAATGACTTTTGGTCTGAAGGTTGGAAAGAGCGATATGAAGCATGCATTACTGAACTATGTGAACGTAGTTACAAGAAACTGCGTCTGATTGAATTCACCAATGAATGGGATTTTTGGGACAACGAGGATAGGGCACAGAAAGCAGCAGAGTTAGCCATGATTGGCACCAACATATGCAAACGGTATGGCATATTAGGTGTGTTGGGTAGTGTGGCTAGTGCTGACTGGAAAGCACAACTAGCTAGTGCATTTGCAGTAATAGATCGTGTGGAGTCTGAGTTAGGGTATGAAGTAGTACATGGGTTTGCGTTCCATCCGTATGTTTCGTACGTTGAACGTGAAGGTGATGGTGGGTTTAGGGTACCTGCTGATCCTGGTGAAGATTGGGAACGTCTATCAGACAAGATACGTGTTGCTATTGACATTGCTGGTGGTAGACCAGTGGCTATTACTGAAGGTGGTATTAAAGTAGAGGATGCTGGTGGACTGGACGAACAACAGTTGTACGTGCATGGATTCTTCCAGGATGAACTATCGCAATTTGATCCTGATGAACTACTGATGGCTACATACTTCTGTTGGTGTGACCAAAATGGTGCTCCAGGTGAACAGGGTATGCAGGGGTTCGGTCTGATTAACGAGAACGGTAGGCTACGTCCAGCATACAATGCAGCTACGTATCAGTTCCAGAACGCACCTGTAGTCAACATACCTGTACAGAGACTGATTGCAAACAGCTACCCTGAAGTGGAACAGCCACCTGTGGTGCCTGAACCACCTATCCAGCCACCTGTGCAGATCCCTACACGTACCGTTACCGTCCAGGAAGCCATGAGCATACGCTGGCGTGCTCTGGTGCCCACAGCCGTCTATAACCATGACTTTGGCTTTGAACGCCACTGGCGTGCTCCTGAGAACGCATGGTGGGGTAGTCCACTTACGGAAAGTGAGCTACTACTAGAAGATGAGCGACCAGTACGTATCTTTGCCAACGCAGTGATAGCGTACAACGGTAGTGATGACACCGTAGAAGTGTTGAGTTAGTAGCGCATGACACGTGCAGTACTGCTAGCACAACAACAGGGTAACGTAAAGAGCAAGCACACCATACTACAACCTGTAGGTGGTGCATGGCAGTGGTGGTCACCAGAGATTATTTCGATGGTGACTAACTCACCACTAGAGAATGTTGTGTCTGACTGGCCCAAAGTGTACGGTGCACTGGAGTTGTATGGAATAGCTGACTACAACACATGTAGGGCAGCTATTGCCACTATTGCTATTGAAACTGCACACAGGTTTGTACCTGTACGTGAAGCCTACTGGTTAGATGATGCATACGGCTATGAATTAGGTGAACAGTGGCGTGCAAACAACTTACGTTACTACCCATATTATGGACGTGGACACATACAGCTAACATGGGAGGATAACTACAAATACTACGGTTGGCGTATTGGCGCAGACTTAGTTACGTTCCCTGATAAAGCACTGGTTGGTATAGTTAGTGCTAATGTGTTTGGTTTGTATTACTATGAGAAGGGTGTGTACCTAGCAGCACAGCGTGAAGACTGGTACGAGTGTAGAAGACTAGTACAGGGTGCGTATGCAGGTATAGAAGAATTTGTAGCTATCATTGATTCACTGGGTATGTATAGACTTGAAGTACCCTACACGCTATCACGAGTATTAGAGTTAGGGTACTCCAGGATAGGTGACCCATACGTATGGGATGGTGAGATACCAGGATCGTTTGATTGTAGTGGCTTTATCAAGTGGACGTATGATGGACGTGTACCTAGCTACACTGATGATATCTATGGTGTGACATACCCATGTCCTGATCCCAATGGTGGTGATGTGGTGCTATATGAATATCATGACGTGAATCAGCCCAACACAAGATTTCCTCATGTTGGGCTGTGGTTGAATGACCATGAAACGTTGGATGCACGTTACGGTTATGGTGTTGGTGTACACCCTCATCTTCTTGGAGCTAAGCTTTATACTAGGAGGGTTCCTGGTGTTGTGGTGGATACGTTGTGACAATGCTGTCTGCATTGTCAGTATGCCGTAGTTGATCGTAGCCTAACAGGGTACCACTTATGTGTGTAGGATCAGGGTGTACCTGTGCCTGATGCTCTTTTGGGCCAGCATGTTCAGGCTTCTGTGGTACTAGTCTGTTGTACAAGGCTATGTCTTCATCTATTGGTCTGAATCCAGCAATACTAATCATGTCTGAGTGTGACTTAGCGTAACTGGTACGTGCACACCGTGCAACACTCAGTGCAATGCATGTGGACTGTGGCAGCAACAGGCGTTCCCTTGGTGACACAAACGGTAGGTGCCACTCGTTTGTGTGTAGGAACGTTGGCGTACTAGCACGGTAGGCTGTGTGTGCCAGTCCAGCAACCTGCTGCACTTCATCCTGTGCTGTATGATGTGTCCGTAGTTCAAAGAAATGCAGCCACCATACGTCGATAGCTGTACACACCAATGTGGTGTACTGCCATGTAGCTAGTGGCCTATTAGCTATTTGTTTGTGTACACCAATGCCCATAAGTGCCAGTGACTCTAGCAGTGACACATAACGTGTCTTTAACCATATGTGTCTAGCTAGTTGGTGTCTCCAACCAGTGTGGTAACCTTTTGATGAATGCATACTGACTGCACGCTTAGGGAACCGTGTAGGTACAAATGGATTATTGAGTACGTCCCTCAGTATCTGTTTGGTAGGCTTAGCACGGTTGCTGTTGGTGGACTTGTTACTGTCCACTTCTATGGCTATCTTGTCAGAAGCTTGCTGTGACTTGTAGATAGTACGGTGCGTCAATATGTCCTGATGAATAATGCTAGGGTACGTAAGCAGCATGGTTGTTAGCCGTATACCATGTGGTGCTATGCTGTCTGCAACTACAGTGGCTTGTATCATGGCTTGTACCTGCTTTCTACTGGTCCTGTGCTGTTGTAGTAATGGCCCACAACGTTGTATGGACGTGTTGACATGGTGTTCATTCGATAGAACCTAAGTTGCGCTATACGCATACCCTCCCACAGGCGTAGCCACCAGGGTGAAGCATTGAACAGTTCCAGGGTGAGTTGTCCTGACCAACCAGGATCAATGAAACCCGCTGTCATGTGCACAGCTAACCACCATCTGCCCAACGAGGAACACCCTGCTATGTCTGCTGCTATCGTAGCATCAGGGTGTAATGTGAGTATTTCTTGTGTGTGTCCTAGTGCTACACCGTGTGGTGGTAACCA